ATGGCGCAATTAACTTTCTTACCTAAAATTGATCGCAAAGCAACGCAGGCTCGTTTAGAAGAGGTTCTTGAAAATGTTCGTATTTATAGACAATTTGGGATGATTAGACATGAAATGAAGGTTACAGCATCTAGCGAGGTAAGATATCATGGTCCAACAAATATGGTAGGGAAGCCAGCAGAAGATATTGCTTTAGCAAATGTTGGTATGAGTGAGCGTACGTATAGACGAAATAGATCTAGTGCTTTTTATAAATTAGCTTTTGCTCTTAGATTAGAAGTATATGAGACTGAAGAAACTGGAGGTAATGAATAATGAATTTTGTTCAGCAGATACGTGATCCAGAAGAAATACAGCAGCTAAAAGAGTATTTTAAGGAGAAGTGTGCACGAAATTAAATTTTATTCATTATGGGAATCAATACAGGCTTGAGAATCTCTGACATTTTAAAATTGAAGGTAGAAGATGTAAAAACGAGTCATATCTCTATGAGGGAAAAGAAAACAGGAAAACAAAAACGTATTCAAAATACTGCAGCATTAAAAAGAGAACTGAAATGGTTTATAGAAGAAAGAGAAGATTATGAATACCTATTACAAAGTAGACAATGAAAGAATCGTCCTATCGGTCGTAGTATGGAATATAAGATATTAAGTATAGCCGCAGCAGAGTTTAGTTTAGATGAAATAGAACGCATACGCTAAGAAAGACGTACGGGTACCATATGTACATGCAAACGAAAAACATAGCACATTAATCATGGAGATATTCAGTCACTCTTCAGAGAAGGTCATGTTACGTTATATAGGTGTAAATCAAGATGCAATAGATAAAGCAATGACTAGGTTTGAAATCGAATCATTGCTTTTTTCTTTTTAAATCTAGGGGTACCGTCACCGTTTTTGAAAACCCCCATGCTAAGAGCATACAAAAATTTATAAAGTTTTTGGATAATTCAGTAACAAAGGAGAACCCGAAAACCTGCGTCAGGATAGGAATGTATAAAATAATGCATAAATCTGTAGAACAAAAAAAGGAAATTCCTTTGTCAGAGGATGGGCCCACCTTTCCTTGTTATCGATAATGAGACGTCATGTTAGCTTAACATGAATATAATATAAAAAAGGAATTTATAAGATTTGACGAGAATAAAATTGTATTAAAAGGATATCGGAGGTTTTTTATGAAAATCGTAGGACAGCAAATATATCTTCGACTTTACAAAATTTCTGACGCGAGCGAGTTAGCTAACTTACACACTAGAAATCGCGAATTTTTTCAACGAGTTTGTCCATTACTCCCAGAAGTCTTTTATACAGAAGAACATCAAAAAATGCGCATTGAACGAGCATTAAAAAAGAAAGCTGAAGATCAAGTTTACGCTTTTGGAATCTTTTTAAAAGCAACTGATAAACTTATCGGAGACATTTCATTAACTCAAATTGCTAGGGATCCCGCCCAAAGCTGTTATACGGGATTTACCTTAGATAGGGAGCATAATTCAAGGGGCTATACAACAGAGGCTCTTCGACTTGTTGTAGACTTTGCATTTAGAGAATTAAAACTACATAGAATTGAAGCAGGAGCTATGCCTAGCAATATAGCATCTATTCGTGTATTAGAAAAAGTAGGATTTAAAAAAGAAGGTATAGCTAAAGAAAATGTAAAGATTAATGGCAAATGGACAGATCATCAAATATTAGCTATCATCAACAGCCTGGATGTATAAGCACATTTCACTTCCGATAATGAGACGTTATGTCAACCTAACATGTATAGGATATACACTGTTCCTTATTCAACTAAATGGCAGGTTAGTTGAAGTGTATTTTGGTTAATATAGGAATTTTTGGATGCCCCCTAGAATATAAAAAATATAGATTGTATTATAGGAGGTATATAATGAAACAAAACATTTATGATAATCCGTTTTTCTTTAAAAATTATAAGTCATTACGTGAAAATGGATTTACCTTTAATGATTTTGTTGAACAGCCAGCAATTAAATCTATAATTGCTAATCTTACAGATAAGTCTGTATTAGATTTGGGATGTGGAACTGGTCATTTTTCTATGTACTGTGTAGAAAATGGTGCCTCGAAAGTTATAGGAGTGGACATCTCAAGAAATATGATTGAACAAGCTGAAATGTATAACAAAAACGAAAAAATAGATTATATGTGTGTACCAATAGAAGAACTTAATTTGCCAAATCAAAAATTCGACTTAATAACAAGTTCTTTAGTTATACATTACATAGAAGATTACTCACATCTAATTAAGAAAATAAGAGATCTGTTAAAAAATGATGGTGAATTTATCTTTTCAACAGAACATCCAATAGTAACAGCTCGAAAGGAAATGAATAATTGGTTTAAGGATAATAATGGAAACAGATTGCATTGGGCATTAGATAATTATCAAGAAGAAGGAAAAAGAGAGGAACATTGGTGGATAGATGGTGTTGTTAAATATCACAGAACAATTTCAACATTAATTAATACTCTTATAGACAACGGTTTTGTAATTGAGAAAATTATTGAGCCAGAGTCAACTCCAACAGGATTAGAAAAAATGCCAGAATTAATAAATGAAAAACGGAGACCATCTTCTATTATCATTAAATCAAGAAAATATTGAGGTTAAACCCTCGTTGATTAACTTCCACTTTCGAGAATTATGTAAATAAGCTGTCCATATGGGCAGCTTTATTTTATGTTCCCGCATAGCGTAGGTTATTTTGAAAAATGCTGGTGGTATCCCTCCCTATACAGCTACTCATAATTTTTGTACTGTGTAACTCAAAAGAGAAAGTTAAATAAAATTAATGATAGCAAGGGATTCAGTGATAGGATCAGTTACACACAATATAAGATAAGGGTAAGTCAATTATTTATATGTTAATATTATGCTATAAACAAGAAAGTGGTGGTTGTGATGAGGGAAAGATGTCCGGTTTGTCAAAACTCTATTGAGGAACCCCAATTAGTAGGAGTGGGAGGGGGACGTGCAGAGCAATATAAATGTGAGAATTGTGGCACATTTTCCATGATTGAAGAAGCGAGAATCGAATTAAATGTAGAGCAGAAGAGAAAACTTTCTGCAATTTTAAGAAAGAGAAACATTAGAGGGATGGGAAAAATAATGATTTTTCTTAATCGACCAGATGAAAATCTTTCAGAATTTCCGTATCCTATTTATCTTTTAGCGGATCTATTAAGTGAATATCCAGATAGTGCTTCTGATAGATTGGATGAGTCATTAATAAACTTAGCTAAATTGTCAAAATTTCCAGGTGATCCATTATATATTCGTGAATCAGATAAATCTCTATTTTTTGTACAGAGTGTTCATTTGTTGGAAATGAAATATATAGCGAACCAATTATTTCAGGACGAATTAATTGAGATATCTAAGCTATCTGCAGCAGATTTTCCTGCACATATTACAGTTACAGCAAAAGGGTGGAATCGTATTGCAGAATTAGAAAAGGGAAGAGAAGCGGATACTAAGCAGGTGTTTGTCGCTATGTCATTTAGTCCAAAAATGGATAGTCTATATCAGAATGCAATTGCAACGGCTGTAAAAGAAGCAGGTTATGAGCCTATTCGAATTGATAAAGTGGAACACAATAACAAAATTGATGATGAGATTATAGTTAAAATAAGACAAAGTAAATTTATAATTGCAGATTTTACTGAACATAGAGGTGACGTCTATTTTGAAGCCGGCTATGCAATGGGACTTGGTAAACCTGTAATATGGACTTGCAGGGAAAATGACTTAGCAAATCTGCATTTTGATACTAGACAATATAGCCATATTGTTTGGAAAGATGAGAGGGAATTAAAAGATTCATTACTTAATAGAATAAGAGCTACAATCAATTAAAGAAAGGTGGCAGATTCGTGATCGCTTTTTTGCAGTAAATGTGCCGGTCGTTTTGGAGTTAACGTGATATATTTGTATTGTGAGAAGTGGACGAAAACATTGCTCATAAAATTCCTCTGAAAATGGATCTTCATAACTGGTGGTGATGGTTGCAGGCTGGATGAATGGTTGTTCTTCATTTCACATTCAATTGCAATTTACGTTGTATAAACGGAGAAGGGGTTTTGCTCTTCTTTTAGTTACTTAATATTGCTGAAACAGATAAATGTAAATAAGATTAGGTGATTGGAAGAAGAATAAAACTTCATTTACCATAATTGAAATGCAAATGTAATACTTAATGAAAAAGCATCCATTCGGGTGCTTTTTATTTTGGAGGGATGAAGGATGGATAAAGCCAAATTAACTAAACCAGCACAAGCGGTTATAATTGGTACATTCATTTCAATGTTAGGACGGGATCTTGTAAATGAACGTATCGATAAAAAGAAATTAGAAAGTGTTATTCCAATCTTTAATGAGTTGGAAGATATACAACGCCAAAGTAAAAAATTCGATAACTGGGTGTTCAGATTTTGTTGTACCGGTCATTATTAATACAATAGAAATAATAAAAAAGATAACGGTAGGACGACCATATTGTTTTGCTTTTCCATTTTTCTTAAAGAATGAAAAGGATATATAAGATTAAAAGCAAATAGAAATAATACGCCACCAATATTACTCAAAATAGCCATTTTCATACTTCCATTTGCAAGATTTTCTCTATTGATTATATAGGAACTTATTGGATAATACACGTTTTATATTCATTTCGAAAATTAATATTTTTAATAGATATATATATAAACAATTAATGTTAATATAAAGAAAAATAGATATATTTCCTATTACTTTTTTAAAGAGATTTCATAAATTATAGTATATCGATTGAAAGGAGGAGATTTGAATGGAATTTCAATTGTTAGTGAATTGTATATTACAAGAAGGTAATGCGTACTTTTTAGTAACGAAGGTAGACGATGTGATTACGTTAAAAGTACCGATTACAGCAGGAGTAGCAGCATTATTTTTAGCTTTTGGTGTACCAAGATGTTCTTAATTTAAATCTCTATAGTAGAAAGAGGAGGACAAGCCTCCTCTTTCTACTATTACATAATTATTTTATGTAAACTATAATGGTGTTTTATATTAGCACGTTTAAAATGGACATGCATATACTATAATGTTTCATTGGCGTATGTGATGAACGATAGTTTTGATAAGTGATATTCTTTTAAGTTATGAAAATAAAAGAGGTGCTATTATATATGAAAAGAAGAACATTAGATATTCCAGTTACATTGCGAAGAGAGTGGTTTTTAATAGAGTTAGCTCATTTAACGAAAAAATATGGAATTGAAATTGCAACTAGCAAAATGGAAGCCGCACCATTTTTAAGGGATCAAGTTACGGAATCAAAAATAGGAGCAGGGCTACAATACGATAAATATGATGATGAGTATATAATTGAAATGTAAGTAATACATGGCACAAAAAGAAATGCTTAATAATACTAGTCTTTTAAAAGAGTAACACTGATAAGGAATTACGCTATAAAAAATTATAAAATAAAGCAGATTCTATATATAGAATCTGCTTTATTATGAAATATTTTTAATCAACTAGCCTCTTTCTAATATTTTTCCTACATATTTCTCTTGAGTGATTCCAAAAGATTCACGAAGAATGCGAGCATATTCTTTAGAACCTATTGGTCGTTTATTTTTTGTGCCTTTAAAGGTTTCTGTATAATTTTTTTTCGTTAATGATATGTGACCATAATCAGTTAATTTACAAGTGATAGCCCCTTTATTAAAAGGCGATTCGTTATGCTCTACAATTACTTTTTGAATGTTATTCACTTTTTTCTCATCTATTGGATCTATAGTGAAAGCATAGCCTATTTTCCATTCGTTTGAAGGTTCAGATTGTAAGAAACTTGTAGATTCGCCGTTTGCGCCTTTTCGCATTTCTAAAATATGTGTACCTTTTCGGGTATTTCGTTTGTAAATTCGATATTCTCCCGTTTGAGAAGATATGATTTCGCCATTAAAAGGGACTGGTTGTAAAGGGAGATGAGATGCAAAACCTGCATCCACAATATAATCTGTATGATCATGACTTAAAATGATAATGACATGACCATCATCAGGTTTCCATTTATTATCGTAAAGATCGTATACAGTACCAGCTACTTTGTATACTTGAAACCCACAATCAATTAAAAAGTAATACAATAAGGAATTTAATTCATAACAAAGACCGCCTCTTTTTTGAATAAGTAACTTTTCTACTAAGTTATTTTTTGAAATGTTTTTAATAGTACCAGCCATAATATCAAGATTTTCATAGGGGAAAATCATTCCCATTTTTAAGAGGACTTCATCTAAATCATCAAATGTTAGTTCTTTTGCGGGAATTTTTAATCGTTTAAAAAACTCCTTTTGTAAATTGGTCATCATAAAGCATTCTCCTTTCTTTTTACAGAATTTTCTTCTGCTTACCGATAGGTTAGTACTTCTAAAAACTTAATTCAAGTCTGCGAAAATTATCATAATATATGTTTCTGGAAATATGATTTTATATTTTGAAATTTCAGTTAAATATTTAGTCATAGGAAAGTCTTACAATACAAGCTCCTTTTAAATTCGTTTGTATGTAATGAAAAGAAAATACATATCTTCATTATGTTTTTAAATAAATAATTAGTAATAAAATGTTTTTTTACTAAAATTTTTTCAAGATTTGTATGCTTTATATAAACAATCATGATTTGAAAAACATCTTGATGTAGTGAAGTTAACAATTATTGAGAAATTTTTTTGTCGTGTTTACTCAAAAGGAAGAGATGGAAACGAAGAGAATAACGTGAGTTAAGGAAGAGGGTGTACGAGTAATCACCTGAATATAGGGCTAACATCTTTTTCAAATAAAAAGATTAGCTATTATTAAGGGAGAAAATATAAATTATTACAAAGAGCACCTTCTTTCAAAAAAAGTGGGGGGAGTAACATGCGATTAATGAGAAGATGTGTTGCCTTACTAATTATATTTTTTATCATGGCTCCATCGATTAGCACAAATGTAAGGGCAGAAGTTGTAAAAGAGCTTGGAAAGGGGTTTCCTGATACAGAAGTATTTACACCTGGCGATTGGTTTTTAGGACAAAAACCAACTAATTATGATGAGAATAAGCCTCCAATTCTCTTTGTACAAGGCAGAAATGGTAATGCGGATAGTTGGTATGGAAAGACTGTATATCACGATATAAATGATATGTATGACTATGCTTTGAAAGCGGGATATCAAACGGTATTTATTCAATTATATGATGCGGCAGGGAAAGGATCGGCTAGTCAGTGGGACAACGGAAAATTGTTAGCACAAAAACTGGAAGAAATATATAATCATTTCGGTAAAAAGGTTACTATTGTAGCGCATAGTAAAGGTGGTATAGATACACAAGCGGCATTAGTTGGATATGGTGCGAATCGATTTGTTGGGAATGTTATTACACTTGCGACACCACATCACGGCTCACATTTAGCGGATTTATCATATAGTTGGTGGGCAGGTTGGCTTGCTTCTATATTAGGTCAAAAAGATGATGGTACGTACGCGTTACAGATAGGGGAAATGGCAAAATTTCGTTCAACGATAGATAATAATCCAGCAGTTAAATTAAACCGTTACTATACGGCTACTGGGACTAGCTGGGGACCAGTATTTTCTGCGTTATCTATGGGCGGATTATATTTGTCATCGTACGGCTCGAATGATGGATTAGTAAATGAATGGAGTGCTAAGCTACCATATGGCACACATTTATTTACAGATTCCAAATTTGATCATGACAATATACGAAAAGGATCAGCTGTTTTCGCACGAATTGAACCATATTTACGTACTGCAAATGTAGGCGTGCCACCTTTAGTAGCACCAAGTAATAGTTCAGAAGAAAATATAGAGCAATTAAATACAACTTCTAATCAAAATATTTTAGGGGGAGAATTGCCACAAAGTCAGTGGATAGAGCAAGCTGTGGCGGTTGATAAAAAGGCAGAAGGAATGGTTTCTGTATTAACAGCTGCTTCTGATGTAGAAATACAACTAATATCTCCAAAAGGAAAAGTGTATACAAATAAAGATAGTACGATAACTACTGGTGAAGGTGAATCTTTCTTTAATGGGGCAACAATTAGTACATTTAAATTTGACAAAATGGACGTAGGAGAATGGAGAGTTAAAATGATGGCGAAGCAGTCGAAAGATGCATACTTAATTGTAAGCGATCACAAAAGTGGCGCGCCATTCGTTCTTCAAATGCCAACAAAAGTCAAAATTAACAAATCAGAGTATAAACTGAAAAAATCACCTGCGGCACCTGAAATGAAAGGAAATCTTTCCATAACAGTAAGAGTTGTTAATAAAGAAGGGAAGCTAGTCTCTGAATTTAATGAATTACAAAATGTTAATACAAATACATTTACAGGTGCTTTGAAGGACATAAAGCAACCAGGGGTATATAACGTTACGATGGATATAAAAGGGATAAATAAAGAAGGAAAACCTTATAATCGTACGATTGTTAAGTCGGTTTATGTGGAGAAGTAAGAGTGAATAGATTTTGATATGAAAATTGCCGAAACCTTGTGTTAGAAGGGGACGGCAATTTTTTATGTTTATTAGGTTAACAGAATAATGAAATAGGGGTTTACGTTCTATAATGGGAAAGAACCACCAAAAGGAACAGTTATAAACTCAGTTTTCCAGAAAGTACCGTAAGCTGGCTTTGATGGTTTATGTGAATCGTGGCAGGAACATCTTTTATACGAGTTTGAAGAACGATAGTATGAACCCAATATATTACCTCCTGATGATTAATAAATGTAAGATATATAGTAGTATATGTAAATGAACTACTATTGGCATGTATGCCTATCCTGTATAAGGTGGTAGATTTGGAATATAAAGCACTCAAATGGTGAAATATAGTTTATTAGAATAATATGTATAACGATTTTTGAAGACGAAAAAATTAATAATTTGGTAGAAAAATGAACTGAAGTTCTAAATAAATTGAATTATTGATGAAACGCTTATTATACGAATTGCACCTGAAAAAGTAGCATTGTTATTTTTTGGTGCGATAATGTTGTCGTTTAGCGAATTGCTCCTATTTAAACGTTTGTATATTAGAGTCTTTATTCGTTACTTTTTATTTGTGCAGTTGGGCAGGAAGAAGACGAAAGGTATCGAATTCATTTACATAGGAAGCATTGTTTGCTTTTGGTGTGAATAATAGTTAAAGATACGTTGAAATATTTAAAACTGTAACGAAAGAGCTATTAAATAATAGAGGGAGCAACTTACATGGAAAATATATTAAAGGTATCTTCAAAATCAAGTCCAAATTCAGTTGCAGGTGCAATAGCAGGTGTACTAAGAGCAAATGGCAATGTGGAAATCCAAGTAATTGGGGCAGGTTCTTTAAATCAAGCAATTAAAGCAATTGCGATTGCAAGAGGATTTGTTGCTCCAAGTGGTGTTGATTTGGCTTTTGTTCCAGCATTTCAAGAGATTTCTATCAATAATCAAGAAAGAACAGCAATTAAATTAATTGTAGGTCCTAGAAAGAGAAGATCCTAATAGAGTGCCTTTATAGGATGTGATTTGAAAAGTGCGATAGAAATCGTCCTTTTCTTTTTTTATTTATATTTTAAAGTTGAATTTTTAGTAATAAGCATTAGTGTAGTTAATAAAAAGTGTCGCAAATGCTTGTATGACAGGCACTTGTGACACTTTTGTAGTTTTATATAATATAAAATGAACAATTCTAAAACTGCTCATTCTTCTCCCAAGATTCAACGATATAGTATGGAAAACCTTATTATATCAAGGTTTTTAAGTGGTGATTTCCCTCGATGCTCACATTTTGCTCACATTAAATCTTTTCATTTTTTATCAGGTGTTTTCATTAGATTTGATTATGCTCTCGAAGTTTTCCGCTGCTTGTTGCTGCATGTTCTGTGTGATGTGGCTATACTTGTCTAACGTCATTTGAATAGATGAGTGTCCTAAGCGATCTTGTACGATTTTAGGGTGTTCTCCAGCCTGAAGCATGAGTGTAGCGTGAGTATGTCGTAAGTCGTGTATACGAATTCGGGGAACACCAGCTTTTTTATAGTGATCATTCAAAAAGCGATGGGGAGCATCTATATGTAAGGGCGAATGTATCGTATTGCCAGTGAAAATATAGGCCTCTTCATTCAAGTGTATACCCCAGCGGAAAAATTCTTTCTTTTTATAGGAGTAGTAGGATTGTAACTTCCCTATAACAAAAGAAGAGATACTAATGCTTCTATTTGAAGACTTAGTTTTTGTAGCAGCTTTAAAAAGTCCTTTTTCTGTTTTTACAAGCGATTTATTAACCAGGATACGTTTATTATCAAAGTCAATATCTTTCCATGTTAGTGCAAGTAATTCTCCGCGTCTCATGCCTGTATAAATTGCAAGTAAGAAGAACATATGGTACTTAATATTTTTTTCTTTTAGATACTGGAGGAATCGATTACATTCTTCGCTGGACCATGTCTTCATCTCACCTTGCTCTTCACGTAGTTTTTTAACCTTATTCATTATATTATCATGTATGATTTCCCATTCTACAGCGTGTTTGAAAATGCATCTTAAGCAGCGATGGATATTGCTGATTGTACCATTTGACAGTCCTTTTTCTTTAAGTTCAGCATAGTAGCTTTGAATCATTACAGGTTTAATACTTTTAATTTTTTTATAACCAAATGGGGGAAGGATATAGAGCTTTACTAAGCTCATGTCTTTCTCATAAGATGTAATTTTTAATTCAGCTTTACGAAGAGGCTTTAACTTTTCCCATACATCTAAAACAGTTAATTGTTTGTCATCGAAATATATTCCTTTCTCTATCTCTGTAATCATCGTTGCAGCAGCATTTTGGGCTTCTTTTTTTGTTCTAAATCCACTTTTACTTTTTTGCTGTCGTTTTCCTGTGGTTGGATCTATACCGATATCTATCGTAAAAGACCACGCATTTCCACGTTTACGGAAACTTCCTTTCATATTCAATACCTCCTGTATCGTTATTTTTGAAAGTTACAGTATTGTGATATTTGATTCTGTAATTTACTTGCTAATAATTGATTTTTATAACGTAAAAGCCTTTTTTCAGCAAATTGTGTTGTTACATTGAATTTTTCAGAGATTATATATGCTTTTAACTGTAGGGGAGGAAGCTTTCGTAACATAAAAGTAGGTACACAAAATTGTTGTGCGAAGTTTTTAGCCTTTGCTTCTTGGTACTCCAGAAACATTTGATGCATTAATAATTGATTACCAGTATGAAATAGGATGTGACAGGTCTCATGGCCAAAATCCTCCCATTGTTCTTGCTGAGAGATACGATTATCAATAACTAAGTTAGCTATTTGATTTCTTTCCATTGCATGACTTCCAAACGGAGCGAAGTACAGCCAAATGTTTAGCTTTTTCGCAATCTCCATCATATCAATTTGCTCGGGAACAATAATAGATAAGGATTGGTACAAGTGCTGGATATAGTCTTCAAGTTGTGTTGTGTAGTAGGGTTGCGATTGAAACAAAATAGTTCACTCCATTCAAATTAAAAAAAGAACGTATGTTCTTTTTATTATAATATAATAAAAAAAGGATGTTTGGAAGGGGATTGGCATTTATAATTTAATAAAAACATAATAAAAAATTAAGATAATATATTTTACGACTTAATAACTTGTCAGGAATGAAATGTTAAGATACGGTAATGGATGAATGAAATATATGGTAAAGTGGGTTGAGAGAGTGCGGAAATGAAAACAAGCATAAAACAAAATAAGTTATGGAACATTTCAATTTATGTAGAGAGACACTGATTTCTATGGGAAAAGAAGGTTTACCTTTTTATGAAGATGAAACAGGAATTTGGAGATAGCGGAACTTGATAACTAATATTATTTTTGATTATGTTTGTCTAATTACTATATTTAAACAATTTGTTGGGTGGGTGATTTTATGAGACCAGGTGATTATATAGGAAACTATGAGATTATTAGTAAAATAGGATCCGGTGGTAATGGAATAGTTTTTAAAGTCAAAAAGAAAGATGATGGTGAATTTTATGCATTAAAAACTATTAAAGTTAACATAAAAAATTTAAAGAAAAATTTCAGAGAGCAGACCCGAATAAAAAGATTTATTAATGAAATCAATGTGGTAAAAAATGTTCAGAATGAAATACCTGGAGTACTTCCTATACTTGATGATTGTATATATGAAATTGATCAAATTACTTATAAGAATAAACCGTATTATGTAATGCCTATAGCTGTATCTTTAAAAGATAAGATAGTTGAATATGATATCGAGGAGAAAATATACTGCATAATTGAGCTGTGTAAGACATTAATCGAACTACATAAAAGAGGAATTGCTCATCGAGATATTAAACCAGAAAACATATATTGGTTAGATGGAACTTGGTATTTAAGTGATTTTGGACTAGTCAAATATCCTGAAGGAGAAGAACTTACTAAAACGCGTGAGGCCGTAGGACCTTGGACTACGTTGGCACCAGAAATGAAAAGAAATGCGAAAAATGCAACGCCTTTTCCTGCAGATATTTATTCATTAGCTAAAACGTTATGGATGATACTTACAAACAATTATAAGGGATTTGATGGTCAATATAACTATAATAATTCTTTTATCTCACTAGAGACTTATTGCAAAGATTTAAATAATCCTCATTTAACAACTCTACATCTGTTATTAAATTCAGCTACGTCTGATGAGCCCCAAAATAGACAAGATGCGTTAAGGTTTTATGAGGATTTGGAAAATTGGATTGAAATTAAAGATGATTTCGAAAAACGTTCGAAAGCAGAATGGGATTTTATTATACAAGAAATATGTCCTTCACAAGCTGAAAGCCTAAGTTGGAGAAAAGTAGACACAATTGTAAATGTATTAAGTAGTATTAGTAAATTGGGCTTCTTAAATCATGTGTTTCTACCTAATAAGGGTGGCTTAGATTTAATAGAGTGCCAACTGTCTAATCAGAAGGGCTATATAGAATTAAATTTAAATAATATTACAAGGGTTATAAAACCTAAAAGGCTCAGCTTAGAGACTTTTGATGATCCTCAGTGGAATCATTTATTCTTGGAGACTGAAGAAATAGCACCAAGTGGGGTTTATGAGTATGACATTTCAAGTAACCCAACTGAAGAATATTTATTAGAAATAGAACCAGGGAAATATATAGAGCCTTATCATGCTAATTATGGGCATTTTAAAGGAAAGACGTTGCCATCCTCTAGTAGATCAATCACATTAGGATTAAAAGGAAGTTATGTAATATTTCCTAAATATTCATTTTATAATTTAGGAATAGATGGATATGATGGTCTTCAAAATTTTTATAATACGCCTGAAAAGTTTAGGGGATTTATTGAAAGTATTATTGATAAGATTGAATGGAGAAAAAAACATCCTGAAGAAGTGGTAATGTTAGAAAAAATAAAACAACAAGAAAAGGAATTAGAAAGAAAAGCTTATGTTGCGAGATATGAAGAAGAAAAAAAACAAATTTTAAATTACTCTAAGAAGTACAATTTAAATTTTTGTGAAAATTACACTCAAATTCCTGTGGATAAATGTAAATATTATATTGAAATTGGTATTGTTCCTTCAATTACTTTATATCCAACTAAAAGATATACTTTTGAGATAAAAAAAGAAAGCGCAATAACACTTGAAATGTTATTAAATCGAGAAAATAAGTTTGAAAATTATCTGGAGTTTTATAATTGGGAGGAGGTAAAGGAATTTGTAAGTAAAATAAAAGAAGACTATAGTAATTTTATTAATCAATTTGAGATATTAAATAGTATGTATACATCTATCAGATTAAAGAGGATTTATAAACCATCAACAATATTTACACAACAAGATATAGAAAAATTAATATTTAATGCAAATGACCGAGTAACAAACCAATTAGTGATAAATCATGAGGGAGCAGTTGAACTGATTTCGATAGAATCTATTGATGATAACTTTAAACTAGATAATTATCCTGTAGTTGGCGAAGTTTTTTACAAACAAACTAATTCAGTGGGAAATACAGCAGAATATTCTTCTGGTGATTTAGAAGAGATGTATAGGTATATGTTAGATACTTGGTATCGACATTTAGTAGATGGTGAAAGGAAGAGTTTATCTGATTATTGCATGTATAGCATAGAAGAACTATTAGAAAATATAAAAATTGCAGCTCGAAAGTATAAATAGTTTTAAAGGTTATATTTTATTTTCTATTTTTAAACAAGGGTCTATTAGATTATACAAATTGGTGTGAATTTTAATTGTAACCAAAATATTTATCATAGGTTTATGAGGAATATTTTGGTTTAATTATGTATAGAACCTAAATAAGCAAACCTGAAAACAGGCTAAAGTTGCATGTTTTTAGGTTTGCTTATTTTTAAGGCTTACGATCCTCTTCTTTTAATTTAATGAATTCCCAGAATTTTTTCAGTTCTGCACGTTTCTCGGAAGAAGCGTCTTTAATATCTTTAAACCACAGGCCTAATTCTGGATCATTTATGATAGCATCTATGTCTGAGGGGCTAGTTTGTTTGAAGTCAGATCCTCTGCCTATTAAAAAATCAGTAGAGACAGAAAAAAGATTTGCTATCTTTAAGATAGTTTCCATAGGTGGTTGTTTAGTATCATTTTCATATGCTGTATATGTAGTACGGGCAACACCTAGTTGATTAGCTACATATGTTTGTGTCCATGCAGCGTTTTCTTTTTTTTTCTCTTCTCGCAAGCACTTTAGTCTTTGACCAAACGTATTCAAAGTAGTCACCACCATTGTTTTTTAATTTTACTTTTAATTATAAACGAATTTTTGTGTTACTAATAGTAACTTGAATTAATGTTCCTAAAGGAAACTTTCTGTTGATTTGTTCCTTTTAGTAACGTATAATTTCATTAAGATGTTCCTTAAAGGAACGAGGAGGTGATCATAATGAGAAATTGGTTAAAAGAATTTAGATGTGTAAGAGGTTTTACTCATCGAGATATTGCAAATAAATGCGAAATATCTAGAAGTTATTATACACATATTGAAAATGGGACAAAAACACCGTCTGTAAAAATAGCTCGAAAAATAGGAATGCATTTAAATTTTAAATGGACAATTTTTTTTGAGAAATGATGTTCCTTAAAGGAACAATTTATCCTATAAGGAGGTGATATCAATGATTAACTTCGATATCGAATCATTTCGTCAAATCATCCGAGAAGAAGTACAAAGAGCAACAGAACATCTTCAGCCAATGAAAGAATTACCACCATTTTTAACTATTACAGAATTAATGGAACTATTACATATTAAACGTACCAAAGCATCTGAGTTATTAAACCGTTCTGATTTTCCAGTATGTCGTGAAGCCGGGGTTCTTATTCCTACACACCTTCTTTTTAAGTGGATGGAGAATCACACTGAATGGGTAGAAAACAATACGGAGTATTACAATCCATTTAAAGAATCCGTCTAATAACAAATTACCATAGTAAGTTGTCACAAATAAATAATGCTTTAGGTACGAATGGGGGAAGTAAACGATGTCCATAGGAAAAGAAGTTGCTATGGCACGAAAACGAAAGGGAATCACCCAAGAACAACTCTCCTTAGAAATCCCCGTGAGTCGTGAGTCACTAGCAAAATATGAAACTGAACAGCGACGATTACCAGAAGATTTAAGAAAATGCATTACAGAAGGAATTGATGATCCGCAGTTATTTTTTAAAATGTGGAATGAAGCAACAGGTAATGTAAGTATCCCATTCTTTAATGGAGAGCATATAGATATTCATCCTACAAGCATGAGGTACATGGTCAATCAAGAAATAAATGAAGCTTTGAAACAACTCGATACGGTATGTTGGTTTAAGCCTTCACAAACTTGGTCCGAAAGTGATAAAGAAGATTTGAAAAAGGTAATGCATGTAGTCTTGGATGCTACAGGTTCGATGATGAGCCTCGTAGCGGTCCTATGTGATCAATATGGTATTTCAATGAAAGAAGTCTTTAAGTACTGGAAAGTATCATTACGAGCAAGGAAGTATATAAAAGCTTAATTTAATTATTTTATTGCGGAGGTTTAAGTTATGACGATTGATTATGCAAGTCCAACTTTAAATCAATATAAAGCTCTAATTCGTAAGGAAGCAAATTTATATGGTGATATTCGAATTGCAGCAGTTTGTGGGGACTATATGAAAGCTAGGGGTTTAAAACAAGAGAAGAAATTAATGGAGATAAGAATTCGAATTATAGAAGCAGCATTTGTTTTGAAAAACAAAAAGAAAAAAGGAAAGGCCACCGCGTAGCCTGCGATAGCCAATCATGACAATAGATGAATTGTAGCATACTTCAATTTAATGCGACAAGCAATTGTGCTTGTCGTTATGATCAGAAAGGCTGAGTTCCCATTTTTTAATAGATTCTGCTTTTTCTTTCTGTTCATAACGATGCGTACAGTATCAAATTACTAGAAATGAGGAATAAGTCATGAAATCAGAATGTAATCGTCTGTTTGATTTAGTTCTACCAGGGGATTTTACCTTTGCAAATGAATTATATAACTGCATGGTGACATGTATTCATAACATGTTCAATGCTGGTTCATTAGATGAAGCAGATCATTGGGAGAAGGAATTAAATAGATGCGCAAAAGAATTCAAGAGCCTTCGTAATGAAAAAGAGGATCACGATGTATCAAAGAGTTATCGTGTAGTTGTTAAAAGCCTTCAAGGGCAGGGGATTAATGCATCAGTAGTTAGTCGAAGGAAATAAAAAATCTATCACTTTGCAGAGTGATAGATTTTAGACTCTTATAGAGAGTCTTTCTAAAAATTGAATTGGATTAAGTATATCAAAGCAAATCAAGTAAAACAATGGAGGATGAATAATATGGCAGTTTATAGACCTGTTCAAGTTTCATATTGGCAAGATGCTTTCGTTTTAGATCTTACACCGGAGGAGAAATACTTCTACTTATACTTAATGACTAATAGCAAAACTTCTCAGAGTGGTATCTATGAGCTTCCATTACGAGTGATAGAAATGGATACAGGGTATAACCGTGAAACGGTTGAGAAGCTGCTAGAGCGGTTTGCTGATTATGGGAAAATTCATTACAACAAAAAGACGAAAGAAATTATGTTGATTAATTGGCTTAAATTTAATGCTATTACAAATTTGAATATTGAAAAGTGTGTGCTAAAAGAAATCCAGAATATTAAGTGTGAAGATTTTTTAATTGATTTTTATGAGACATGTTTAGATTTAGAACAGCAGCAAGATTTTAAAATTCCCCGTATTAAGGAATACTTCCAAGCGCGTTTTGAGTGGCTTATAAGGGGCTTCGAAGACCCTATGAAGGAAAAAGAAGAAACAAAAACAGAAACAAAAGAAAAAGAAGAAACAAAAACAAAAGAAGAAGCAGCAAGCTGCTCAAGAGATAAAAAAGTTGCAGAAGAAAATCCAATAGCATTTTATGAGCAAAACTTTGGAGTTCTTAAACCATTTGTAGCTGAGGGTATTAATGCATGGATTGAAGATTTGAATGCACAGCTTGTTATAAAAGCAATGAAAATAGCTCTAGAAAAGAATGCACCTAATATGTCTTATGTACAAGGTATTTTAAGAGATTGGCATGCTAAGGGGTATAAGAGTATTACTGATGTTGAAGCTGCACAAACTCAATTCCGTAAGAAATACCAGTCTCGTGGTGGAAGAAGTAATACTAGAAAAGAAATCGTCCCTGATTGGTTACATACACAAGATACAGAAGTGCAATCTCAGCCTGTAAAGCACGATGAAATGGGTTTAGAAGCTGAACGGAAACGTTTAGAACAAGTGTTATCTAAATATAAAAAAGAGGCTTAGGAGGATTGTAATGCCAAAGCAGTTAACAATATTTGATGTTGAGCCTGTAGTAGCATTCGATACTGAGAAAGCACACATTCATCGATTAAATTCTAAAGTTCGTTTTACGGATGTAGTTGTTCAAGTACCAAAGCAAGTAAGAGCTACAGATGAATTAAAACCAACAACAGCGCCAAATGATCAGTATGAATTATTTGAGGAATATACAATTGGAATTTGGAGATTTAAGCGAGTGGAAGATAAGCAGTTCGATTGGGAAGAAGCGGAGGAACTTTGCAAGTCTGCGAGAGATAATAAAGAACCGATTTCAATACGACTTTATTTATCATTAGAACAATCATTTATTCCCGATAATGTTGTGGAATATCTATAACAAAATAAAAAAGTCGAGATTGCTCCCGACTTGCTTCGACAAAATAATCATAACATACGGGAGTGGTCTTAATGGGAATTATTAAAGAAAATCTTGTAGAAATGAAAGCTGAAATAGATTTGAAAATAAACGGAATATATGTTGTTAAAAATGGTCAGGTCCAACTAATAGAACCACCCCAAGGTGGATTTGGTGAACAATCATTTGTATATCAAAGTGGAAAAGTAATTCGTATGGAAGAACGAAAAACACAGTTATTATAATCGAATTTGAATTTTATAAAAATAAATATTGAGGATAACCCTTATAAATAAGGGCTCCACTCTCAAAAGGATGAGAGTGGAGCCTGTGGATGAAATTACTGAGTTCTTGGGATGGTGAACACCAGCACATAAATAATATCATGAGTATTCAGAAAAAACATTGAGTAAATGTTTACGATTATTCAAATAATAGTAAATTAGTTTGAAACGAACAAAAGCGTTATTTTAATCGAAAAAGAGAATACGAACATGAAATAAGACCGTCCCCTTTATAGGAACGGCTGTACAAATATCATGTGCTGGAGGTTGCTCCAAATGGCATAAGACGTTTTCTCTAAACATTATAGACAAGAATATTTACGATTATACGCAAAAACGGCAGGCAACCGATTAAGTTACCTGCCATGTCCTGAAAAGATACGGAGGAGAGAGCTCCGATTTGAAAGAGTGAAGCCGGTGGGAAGTCGGCTTGCAGGTAGTATGTGTAATATAAAAAGGATTATTCGTAAAGGAGAATGGGAGATGGACAAACAAAAACGCATTGAAATCGTGAATTCACTTATTAAGTATCTTGCAGATTATGAGAGGGAGTTCTTTCGTTACAAGGATAGAACAGCACATTTTAAGCATGATGGTAGAAATCTATGGTTCATTGATCATGGCACGAATGTTCCGATGCGTATGACAAGAAGTTCTTACATGAACAAGAAACAGGAACATAATTTCTCTGGTGGCGGAACAATGTGGGGATTAATCAGAGATTTCACGGACTTTATATTTGGTAATGACAATTCGAACGGTAGAAATGGTTATGGAGGATTGTACTGTACTCATTGGGGTTGGTCAGAAGAAGGAATGGAAAAGATGCGTGAATATGCACGGGAAATCGGATATTTAAAAGCTTCATAAAATAGTTATCTTGTAATCAAAAATAAAATAACCCGCTAGTTATAACGGGTTATTTACACAAGGTATGCAAGAAATTCGAGGTGACTGGACGAGAGTACTCTATGGAATTCCTTGCAATAATAATGTATTCAAAAGGATCAAAAAGGTTAATGGAAATTAAACAAAATCCTTATTTAAATAAAAAGAGCGCTTTTAAAAGCGCTTGATGACCAAGATGTATATTGAAAAAAAGATTCACATCATATTGTATGTATGTTTTTAATGGTGGTGCAATTTTGAAACAAAATAGTTATTTTGGGAAGATGGAAGTTTATGTACTATATAAATTTGAAAATTATGGATAGGGAGAATGATCATAAAAAGAATATTGCATACAAAAATGCAGCATATATAATCCAGCCAAATGTAAGGGTAATGTATTTTAGAATTTTCATAATTAGTCCTTTTAGGTATAGAGTGCACCATGCTGGAGAATTTATTAATTTTTTAACAAAATTCTTATTTTAAAGCTAAAGAGCGCCTTGTAGTGCGCTCCTTATGCCTACTAATTATAAATGTTTATATTTGATCTTAGATTTCTTGCTTGGAAATAAAATACTCTTAAACAAAGTTTAGATAGACAATACAGCCCATAATTACAATATAAAACAATGCACAAAAGAAGATTAAAATGTATTTTAATGTCTTGTTCATATTAGTACCGTCCTAAAAGAGGATTATTTGGATTTTAATATGGTATGTAAAAAAGGTGCATTTATACAAGGGACGGATAGCTAGTACAAGTAAAACAAAATCCTTATTTAACAACAAATAAAAAGAGTGCATTTTTATATGCGCCCTTAGTAAGGTAGGTGAATGTTTCATGAGATATAGAAAATCTAAAAAATCGTAATCAGATTTTCACGAGTAAATTTTTAATATTGTATGCCTTACATGGAATTATGGAGCCTGTCATTAAATAATAAAGAGCGCCTTGAGAGAAAGGCGCTCTGACTAAAACTAATGTTGAAAAAGAATACCCATAATATTGTATGTATGTATGTTTTTGATTTAGGTGCGAGATTAAATAAAATCTTTATTTAAATATAAAGAGCGCTTTAAAAAGCGCTCTCTGACCAAGATTTTTAATAGAAAATAGGTGTCAGCTCACAAGGCTTAATTTGTAAGCATGAATACATGTGCAGCCCATATTAATATATGTATTTTCTTATGAAGTGTGAAAAAACATATATAACAAAATCGTTATTTTAATTAAAAGAGCAGCTAGCAAAAGCTAACTGCTTGTTAAAAAAAGAATCCACTCTAGGTTATTAACTGCTAGAGTTTCAAGAAATAAATGATTAAATTAATTTAATTTTTCAATTACAATCGAAGCATTTATATTCGTTTGTGTTCCACCTGCCAAAGTCTGCAAAGTAACTGCAGCAGCAGAAGTATGATTATTAAGGGTAATAATATCACCTGCAGCTAAAGCGATAATTGTTTGCCCATTGTTTGGTTGAGTCCCTGCACCTGATCCATAAACTGCGCTGGTAACCGGAGCGCCATTTAAAAAAAGTGTGAATTGATTAGGCTCAACTCCTGATACAGAAAAAGAAATTTTATAATCTCCTGCATTAAGAACCATTAATTGAGAAGTTCCCAGCGTATGAGTAAAACCAGATGTCATTCTACCATGTGAATTAAAAAGAATAGGTGCTTCTAAGGCAACAACTTGAGCTGCTGTATTGAAAACATAAGCATAATGAGATAACCCAGATACTGTAAGTCCGGTAGGTCCGGTAGCTCCAGCGGTTCCTGGTAATCCAGTAGGCCCAGGAATGCCTTGGATGCCTTGGATACCTTGAAGCCCAGTTGGGCCAGTCGGGCCGATAGGTCCAATAAGTCCTGGATTACCTTGAATACCTTGGATACCCTGAATTCCAGTCGCCCCAGTTATTCCAGTGGGTCCAATAGGACCAATAGGCCCCGGATTACCTTGAATCCCCTGAATCCCTTGACTTCCTTGAGGTCCAGTGGGGCCAGGAATGCCTTGGATGCCTTGGATACCTTGAAGTCCGGTTGGTCCTGGTGACCCAGTTGGTCCAGTGGGTCCAGTCACTCCGGTTGGTCCTGGTGGTCCCCCGAAAGGTCCAGTGGGGCCCGTTGGTCCTGGTGGTCCCCCGGAAGGGCCGGTAGGTCCAACAGCTCCAGAAGGTCCAGTTGGACCTACAGACCCAGGGATGCCAGGAATCCCTTGAGGTCCGGTCGGGCCAGGAATCCCTTGAATACCTGGAATGCCAGGAATCCCTTGAACGCCTTGAATCCCTTGAATTCCAGTGACCCCCGTTATTCCAGTCGGTCCAATAGGACCTGGAATGCCAGGAATGCCTTGGATGCCTTGGATACCTTGAATTCCAGTAGGTCCAGTTGGACCAATAGATCCAGAAATCCCAGGAATCCCTTGAGGTCCAGAAATACCTTGAGGACCAGTAGGTCCCAGGTTACCTTGAATTCCAGTAGGTCCGGTAGGTCCCGGAGGTCCACCAGAAGGTCCGGTTGCTCCGGTTATCCCGGTAGGTCCTGTCGCTCCAGTTATTCCAGTAGGCCCTATTTGAGGTAAAGGAAAGGAACATGGAAAGGGTATGTGACAATTCTTTTTAAATTTACTCATTTTTACACCTCCCTTATAAATTAACTAACAATTTATATTTATACTTTAACAACTTATGAGTAAACAGACACACGGGTGTAAGGAAAAAAACTACAATAATTACATAAGAGGTTTTAAGAGCAAGCCTTTATTACACATTCCATACCAAAAAGAGCACTATATATAAGTGCTCTTCAGATCAAAGCTCTTAGTGTAAAAGAGTACGTGATACCAAATGTAATTTTTTCATGGGCGTGAAGTATTTGAACAAAAAAAGCTATTTTAGTAGGGAACAAGTTTAAAAGGCCCTGGTTGACACAGGACCTTTTAAAAGGGAACAACAATTGACATGTTCATAATTATGACTGAAAGTTACTTTCATATTACCATTATTGGGATTTTAATTCTAACAATGGTTGTTGAGAAATAAAAAATTATTTGGCACAACAAAGCAGCTAGCTGAAGTAGCTAACTGCTCCATTGTACGCTTTTAGAAGTAGCATAGGATACAACTATAGTATAAACGGATATCGAAATATTATGCAGGAAAGAAAACTAAACAAAAATTTCATTTTGTCACAAATAAAAGAGCAGTTAGCCCAGTCTAACTGCTCGACACAAAGGTAATAATCTAGATGCATAGATATTATATGCCGAATTATTGATTTTATTCAAGAAGAAGTAAAGATTTCTTTAAGAAACAGGAGGAACGAAACAAAAGAGCAGCTAGCAAAAGCTAACTGCCGAAAGGTTCCAAGCTGCAATCACTGTTAAAAAAGCTGCTTACAGGTAGTATGTACAGAATTGTGAAGATTATTCGGATGAATAAAAAGAGCACCTTTGAACAGTGCTCTTCAGAGAGGAGCTAATTAAGTTAATTAAATGAATGAATGTAAAAAGAATACCTTTTTTCATATGAGAAGCGTTGATTTTTTGCTTCAAAATAATATATGAACTTTGAACTGAAAAAGCGATAAAAAATAAAAGAGCAGCTAGCAAAAGCTAACTGCTCGCCTCTCGACCAAGAGAGCAAGAGTGGGAAGAATTTAAAACCACCTTTTAAATTCTTCCATAGTATCGGAAAATATTTAGAATTTTATTCGTGTAAAACATAAAAAGAGCAGCTAACAAAAGCTAGCCACCAAGCCCTCGGGTATGAAGGAAAATCAGAAACTGTATTTACATTATTAACGGAATATTGAGTTTTATTCAGGAGGAATGAGGAAAATGGAAGAATTACCAGATAAAATAATTGGTCTTGATCAGATTCGTATCAATCGTGGCATCGGAAAAATATGCAAATGTGAAAATAGAAAGTTTGTACTTGATACAACAAATAAACGAGTAACATGCCATAGTTGCAGTTCAGTTGTTGATCCGTATGATGCAATTGTAGATTTAGCAAAGCAAAGAGAAGAATTCAATAGACAAGCAGAGTTACTTTTAGAACAGAAAAAACAGCTTGCAGCATATAAACCACATCTAAGAATTATCAAGAGCCTTGAGAAGAGCTATAGAGGACGTAAGATGTTGCCGTATTGTCCGAGAGGTAGCGAACCGTTTTATTTAGAAGAATTAACTCATTGGATGGGTATAAGTTATGCGGAAAGACGTATTGAAAAGTGGAAAGAACAAAATCAAGCAAAATAATCCTTTTAATATAAGTGGTATGTAACTTAAAGTTACAGTTAGAGTATAAACAGAATTGGAAGAGTTACATGGGAATAGAACTTAATGAAAGGTTTATTTTAAAAGAAAGTGGTGATAAAAATGTATATCTGTCCAAAATGTTTAGAATGTTTCGCTGATCAATATGAGCTTTTTGAACATTTTACATTGTGTGGAGCGGATAATGATTCTTAAGTATTTTAATAAATTTAAAGATGTAGTTGGTTTATGAAGTTGATTCAGTAATATGTATAAAATCAATATAGAAGTACATTTAACAAATTTGCATAATTCCTAAAAAATACTTTTATAAGACGTTATTATAAAATAAGATAGTAAAGAGAAATTTAAAATTATTAACAGTGAGATGGGGAATTGAATAGGATTATATTAATTACTTAATGCTGGGATATGTTTTAAATGGAGAATCAATTTAAAGAGATATTTGGTGCATGGGTTGCAGCAATAGGAACAATTACTTCCGCTATTGGAAGTACGCCTTTTAATTTTATAAGCAGTAATGTAAGAAAGGATTTAAATGTTTATGGAAACGTATTACAGGCTGTTGGAAATGCTTTAGAGGCTGATGGTCAAGGAGAAGTGTCTCTTGAAAAAATCGGTAATGAAATCCAATCAATTGGTAATGTCACTGTAATATCTGGATTGATTATCGATTTTAAAGAAGAAACACAAATTAAATTAGTGATTGCCGGGAATTGGACACAGGCTTTGGGTGGACTTACAGCATTAGCAGATGAATTTGAGGATACATCCGATAAAGATGAATACTTAAATATTATAGGAAACTTATTACAATCAATTGGGAATTCATTACAGGCAATAGGAGGTATTGAAGAATTAAAAAGTATCAGAAATGAGGACCAGTCTAATAAAGAAGGTAATGTAAATGATGTGGAGAAAGATACAAACACTCAGGTAAACAACGAAACTAATGAAAATGAAGAAGGAAAGCTAATAGATATTATAGGAAGTTGGGTTCAAGCGGTTGGTTCTGTAATTTCATTAATTGGACAAATACGTGAAGAGAGTGAGGAATTGGAAGGGGACGATGAATAGAGTAATTTAATAGAACAATTAAAACAATAATTCTTTTAAATTGAAAGCAAACAGAATATAGTCCGGCTAGAAAACTAGAGGACACCAATTCATTAAAGCAGCAATTTAAGCTGTTTTAGGAATAGGTGTCCTTTTTATTTTGAAAAGGGAGATGGGAAAATGAAGGTGTTAAGAGATCAATTGCGTGAATGGGAAAAGCAATCGAACCAATCGAAAAAGAAAAAGAAAAAGAAAAAAGGAAAAGAGAAATTTAGTACTCGTGAAATTGAAGATTTAATGGGGATACATAGACCTTGCTATGAACGTAGACGTGGAGCGTTAAGACAAAAGTAATAAAAAATAAAAAGGAGTGGTCTTACATGACTAAACAATTATCTTTCTTACCAAAAATCGATAGAGCAGCAACACAAGAGAAGTTAGAGGGTGTTCTTGAAAGTGTACGTATATATAGACAGTTCGGAGTGATTCGTAAGGAAATGAAAGTCACTCCTTCTTATGAAGTTAGAGAACATGGTCCAACACATGCTGTTGGAAAGCCTTTGGAGGATGTGGCAATTGCAAATATACAACAAAGTGAGCATGAAGAGTGGTTGGAGTTAATGTCATTCCGTATTAATCAGTTTTTAAGTCGCTTAGGTAATAGTTGTGCAGGAAAGATTCAGAGAGATATTATAAATAAGCGTTATTTAGACGAAGAAGCCGTATGTGATTATATGGTTTATAACGAAATTGGAATGGCTGAACGTACATATCGCCGTTGGAAGTCCAGGGCGTTTTATAATTTAGCTTTTGCACTTAGATTAGAAGTTTATGAGACTGAAGGAAGGGGAGATAATGAATAATGAATTTTGTTCAACCAATACGTGATCCAGAGCAAATACAACAAATTAAAGAATATCTAAAAGAAAAGAATGAACGCAATTATATTTTGTTTGTAATGGGAATTAATACAGGTCTACGTATTAGTGACATTTTAAAACTGAAGGTTGGAGATTTAAAGGGTAGTCACATTTCAATGCGTGAAATGAAGACAGGTAAGCAGAAACGTATTCAAATTACTGCAGCATTAAGAAGAGAGTTAAAGTGGTACATTGAAGATATGGAAGACTATGAGTATTTAATTAAGAGCAGACAAGGAAAGAATCGACCAATAGGAAGAAGCATGGCATATAAAATACTTAGTACCACAGCAGCAAAGTTTGGTTTAGAAGAGATTGGGACACATACATTACGTAAGACATTTGGATATCATATGTACATGCAGACAAAGAACATAGCTTTGCTGATGGAGATATTCAATCATTCAAGTGAACGAGTAACGTTAAGATATATAGGAGTAAACCAAGATGCAATGGATAAAGCAATGACTAGGTTTAAAAATCTAATCATTGCTTTTTTGTTCGAGGATAGCAACATATGCTTATCGACTTAAGAACAGTAACTTACGCTTGAACATAAAATCAAATTTAGATGAGAAAAGCTATTTCAAGTGAATAGAATCCACTCTTTAAGAATACATAAAAAATATATATACAAGCGTAGTCTAATCACTACATCATTGGTGAAAGTAGAATTCTATAAATTTTGGAGGAAGAGATATGCAAAAAAAGGTTCTCCTGTTTACAGATTTAGGGATTGATGATGCGTTTGCTATACTGTACACCTTTTTTCGTAAAGACATTCAACTTGTAGGAATTGTGGCCGATTATGGAAATGTATCAAGAGAAAATGTAATAAGGAATATTAACTATTTGAAGTACATTGCGGGAAGAGAAGAGATACCTGTATTCCTTGGTGCTTCTGTACCGTTGACAGGTATATTGATTCAGTATTTCCCTGAGGTACATGGAAAAGTCGGATTAGGACCTATTATTCCCCCTGAAATTCCATATCCAGTTTATTCCTTAAATGATATTTATCAAATTATAGAATCAAATTTAGAAGATCTTACAATTATCAATTTAGGAAGACTTTCTTCGCTAGCTACGACTTTTGTATTGAATTTAGAAACAATGCGAAACGTAAGAGAATGCATTTGCATGGGGGGAGCTTTTTTCTACCCAGGTAACGTAACTGCTGTGGCTGAAGCTAACTTTTACTCAGACCCTTATGCAGCAAACTTAATTCTGCATCATGCAAAGAACTTGACGGTTATTCCTTTAAATGTGACTCAACATGCGATTGTTACACCCGAAATGGTCCAGCAAATCGATGCATTTCATCGGAATACACAGGATCTTGCAGGACTCATCATCAAACCTATGTTAGATTATTATTATAATTTCTACTCCAAGTCGAATCCTGGTATAAGTGGAAGTCCTATGCATGATTTTGTAACGGTGTGGTATTTGCTGAATCAAGAGGCTGTTAGCCTTTCAAGGGTACCCATTAAAGTAATTCCTGATCAAGGGGAAGGATTTGGTCAAAGCATTGCAGACTTTCGTTTTGTTACTAATCCAGGCTATAAAACGCATAATGTAGCTTTTCAGTTTGATTATGAAAAGTTCAAGAAGGATATTATGGAAACGTTCCTAAAGAAGAGAGTGTAACGGACTTTATTAACTTCAGATAATACGGATTATATGAATGAAATATCACTGCACTTCACGTACAAGAATACGAATTTTTTAGGGTGAAATTCGTCTAACATACAAAGCTTCCGAAATGTTGGCTGTATCCTATCACTATCAAGCTAACAGAATAAAATCTTCCTAATTTCTGGTACATTAAACCTTTAACTTGATGACCATGTGGTGCTACCCTATTCTATAAGGTTACTCATTTTTATTATGTTGTGTAACTCAAAAGAGAAAGTGCTATGAAGCTATCAATATCAAGGGCTGTAGCGTTTGGCGTAGTTACACAAAATATAAGATATGGGTAAGTGAAGAAACGGCATAAAAAAGAAGCGTAGTTCGTCAAATGGATGTAATGCTCTATTACTATTAAGTTGAGAAATTCATTGTTTCCGATTAATTGCATCTGTTTATTGTGATTCTTATTGATTTTAAAAAATAAAAAATCGCCTTATTAAAGGCGATTCATTTTGTATTCTTTTGATAAATAAATATCTTTTAAAATTAAATGCAATGTTCTACATTAACGTGTTTCTGGATCTTTGTCTTTTTTTCTAAGACCGAATAATCCTACTAGTCCCAATAAACCAAGCCAAGCCCAATTATTATTTTTATCACGATTATCATTTAAATCATTTGTCGTATTTACATTTCGAGTTCTCACATCATTATTAACTCTATTCATGTTATAGTCATTAACTTTATTCGTGTTATAGTCATTAACTCGAGTTGTAGTATTATTATTGTTAACTCTATTCGTATTATATCCATCGTATTCAGCATGGACGCTTGTACCAAAAACCGTAATAGTTAGTAATAGGGCACCTAAAATAGATGAAAGTTTTTTCTTCATAGTTTTCCCCCTCCTTTCATATTCAGTAATGTCTCCAGTTTTTTAGGCAATATTCGTTTGAAAATATATAAAACCATTTGAATTGAAATGTATTTATTATTTATAAGAATAAATTTTTGGTAACTGTACATTCTATGAGAGGTAATTACTATATTTGGGTAAGGTGTTCCTTATGAGTTATAAGAACTTATTTTCTTTAATCCAGAACATGGTTAGGAAAATTTTTTCTATAGTAAGTATTGTTGCTAAAAGTCTAATTTCTTTAAGGAGGAATATTTTTATGGGTATTTTAAGTGGAAATCCACAAAATGAACCAATGCACTATGGAGAAGTCTTTGGGATTTGGAGTTACCTTGCAGCGGCACAAGGTGCAATTGCTGGATATCAAGTTCTTATTAACCACACAGGAGACGAGGATTTAAAGAAATTTTTAGAAAACCTTGTAGAGAATGATATCCAATCAGAAGTTGAAGAATTAAAAAATATATTAAAATTGAATGGTGTTGCATTACCACCAGCACCTCCAGAAAGACCAGTTGCATCTATTGAAACGATTCCTCCTGGTGCTCGTATTAATGATGCGGAAATTGCAGCTAAAGTTTCTATGGATCTTGCTGCTGGGTTAGTAGCATGTAGTCAAGCTATGGGACAATCCCTTCGAGAAGATGTAGGAATGATGTTTGGTCAATTTCATATGAAAAAAGCACAAGCTGGAGCTATATTACTTCGTCTGAATAAGAAAAAAGGTTGGATTATTCCGCCTCCATTACATGTTCTACAATCAGATCAAGCATAATACCTAAATAAAATTCAATCTATTCTTTATGACTGTTGCAGTGAAGTTGTCTAGAAAAATAAAGGTTATTAGTGAATTAAAATAAGTGGCAGAGTCGTGACCGCTTTTTGGCAGTAAATGTGCCGGCTGTTTTGGAATCAATGTGATATATTTGTATTGTGAGTAGTGGCGGAAAACATTACTTATAAAATTCCTGATAACTGAAAATGGATCGTCATAACCGGTGGCGAAGGTTGCAGATTGGATGAACAGTTATTTCTTGTTTTCACATTTAATTGCAATTCACGTTGTATAAACGGGGAAGGGCTTTTGCTCTTCTTCCAGTTACTTAATAATGTACAAACAAATTGATGCAGCAATATTAGGTGATTGGAAGAAGGAGAAAACTTCATTTACCGTAATTGAAATACAAATAAATAATTGATATCAGAGCATCCATTCAGGTGCTTTTTTTTGATATGCTAATTAATTAGAAATCGGTATTCCAAGTACTCTTAGAGCTAATGCTACTTGAAGAGAAATCTCTAATCTAGCAATTTCGATACCAGCTACTGTAAGAACTAAAAAAAGGTTGGCCATTTACAAACAAAACAAACTCAACACAAACCAAATATTGTAAAGAAGGTTCAAAAACTATCTAATGTAACACATCATATATTTTGTTACGTAAATTTCGATAAAAATAGAGATAGTTAACTAAATGAAGTTTATGCAAGGGAAAGTGGATGTTTTAGGCTAAAAATAGCGTAAAATCAACGATGTATAAAAAATGTTGTAAGTTGAAGTTCTCGGAAGTGCCATAAACTTTGATATGACGGCATATTTCCCAAAAACCTTGTTTACATAAGTAACCTTATCGGTAGTCATTTTGAATATCTATTCATTTCCCGTGCATAGAACAAATTTCCTACTACTATTTTAAAAATAAGATTCTTTTTGTGCTAAGATGGATAAAAAAGGATGATTTTATGAGTTTTATATCGGTTGTGTTAACAAATGACTTCATATCAGTGATGGCGGATGGCATGGTTAGTAAACAAGAAGATGGTAAAATTACTGAACTTAAGTCGGATTATAAGAAATTCAAAAAAATATCAAAGTATCAATTTGTTACATTTACAGGTGCAGTAAGGATTTTTGGAAATATAGTTAATAAATATACGTATAAAGAAGACCCGTATGATTTAGAAATTGTTGCAAATGAAATTAAACAATTGTTACTGCAAGAAATCAGAGATAACAAGCTTGCTGGTCAAGTAGTTGTAGGCGGCATACAAAGCGGCGATATAGTTGCGTATACAATTACGAGTGATAATCAAATTAATGGGTTTTATAAGCCGATTGGTTCAGAGTTAGCACATTTACATTTAACAAGCGATTATATAAATCCTAAAATAAAAGAAAATGTACATAATTTATTTATCGATTTTTGTAAGAGGACTAACAATATAGAGGAATCACAGATATTGTTGAATAAAGTTGTGGCTGATAATGATCCAACAGTTAATAATAAGGTACAACGTTTGTTAATTGAACTTTAAAGTAGCGAATTTGCTACTTTTTTTATTTTGTAAAGCGATTAGCGTGAGGTGGTGTAAATGGAAGAAGAAAATATAGACGTTCCTACATGCTCTGTTTGTAATGAACTCTGCATGTGGACATTAAAAATGCCATTAACTATTACTCATTTTGATAAAACATATCTCCGTGAAGCAAATACGGATAATGCTCATATATGCATTGAGTGTTTAGAGAAGGAAGTGCAAACAATTGGATAAGGGGGCAGGTGTTATGTAATTATGGCCAGACAACGAAGTCCAGACCGTAACAAAGCGTATGAAATATTTAAAGAACATAACGGTGATATTACGAATCGTAAAATTGCTGAATTGTTGTCTACATCCGAAAAAACTGTAAGCGAAAAAACGGTTGGTGGATGGAAATCCAAAGATGGATGGATAGACAAATTAAATGGAGTACTCCATAAAAATGAACTTAGTACTCCGAAGAAAGATACGGAGTACTCCAAAAAGAAACCAGGGGCACCCAAAGGTAATAAGAATGCTGTAAACAATCGCGGGGGAGCTAAAAAGGGCAATAAAAATGCTGTTGGTAATCCCGGAGGTTCTGCTCCATTGCGCAATGGTAATGCTGCTACTCATGGTTTATATAGAAAGTATTTACCGCAAGAAATATATGATCTGAAAGAAGAATTAAAAGAAGCAGTTAACAATGATTCATTATCAATCATTTGGGATAGCATTATGTTGCAGTACACTCAAATCATTCATGCTCAACGTATCATGTTTGTTAGGGATAAAGAGGACATGACAAAGGAACTGCGAAAGAAAAAACTTACCGAAAGTGGATTCGAGGAAGAATGGGAAATTCAATTCGCCTGGGATAAGCAAGCTAGTTTCTTAAATGCTCAATCGAAAGCAATGTCAACATTAGTAAATCTTATTGAAAAATACGATAGGTTAGCTAATACAGAAGAACAAAAACTACGAGTTGAGAAACTCAAGAAAGAAATCGCTGCTATTAAAGTTGATGGCGAAACTAACCAGAATACAGAAGACTGGAAAGAGTCACTTATGAAGATAGCGGAGCGCAGACGTAAACAAAAGGAAGCTGAAGCTAATGAGTAGTACTGCTTTTAGTGAGTTCATGGAGATAATCGATGTTTATTGGGATGATCCAGTTGCGTTTGCTGAAGATATGCTTGGTTTTTATCCGGATGAATGGCAAAGAAAAGTTCTTATGGATTTAGCACAAAGTCCAAAGGTTTCTGTGCGTTCTGGTCAAGGTGTTGGTAAAACAGGTCTTGAGTCAGTTGTTGTTATTTGGTTCCTCTGCTGTAGACCGAACCCAAAAGTTATTTGTACAGCCCCTACAAAGGAACAGTTATTTACTGTACTTTGGGCCGAAATAGCTAAATGGTTAGAAGGTAGTGCAGTTAAAAATCTTCTTAAATGGACTAAAACACGAGTATACATGATTGGTAGTGAAGAACGTTGGTTTGCTACTGCTAGAACAGCAACGAAGCCGGAGAATATGCAGGGTTTCCACGAAGATTATATGTTATTTGTATGTGATGAAGCTTCTGGTATAGCAGATCCTATTATGGAAGCTATACTTGGTACTTTATCTGGCGCAGAAAATAAATTGTTTTTATGCGGAAACCCAACAAGAACAAGCGGTGTTTTTTATGATTCTCATAATCGTGACAGAGATTTATATAAAATACATAAAGTCTCTAGCTTAGATAGCCCTCGAACCAGTAAAGACAATATAGAAGTATTAAAAAAGAAATATGGTGAGGGTTCAGATGTTTGGCGTGTACGTGTACTTGGTGAATTTCCTAAAGCAGAAGCAGATGCTTTTATTCCACTAGAGATTGTAGAGCAAGCAGCATCTTGTAAAGTAGAGCCGACTGGTGAAACACTTGACTTAGGTGTTGACGTTGCGCGATTTGGTGATGATGAAACTGTAATTGCTCCAAGGATAGGAAATAAAGTCTTTAAATTATTAAACCACTATAAACAAGATACTATGGAAACTGCTGGTCATGTATTGAAATTAGCTAAGGAATACATGGCAAAGTACAAGCAGTTAAAAAGAGTTGATATAAAAGTCGATGATAGTGGTGTTGGTGGTGGTGTTACGGACAGATTGAAAGAAGTTATTAAATCTGAACGATTACCATTCAAAGTATATCCGGTTGTGAATAACGGGAAGCCGCTTGATGATGAGCATTATGATAATGCAGGTGCAGAAGGTTGGGCCGTAGTAAGAGATTTACTTGAAGAGAATATGAAAGCATTTATACAGGGTGAAGAACCTACAATGGAGATTCCAAATGATGAAAAAATGATTTCTCAATTTTCTAGCCGTAAATACAGAATAACAAGTAGAGGTAAGATTGCATTAGAGCGAAAAGAAGAAATGAAGAAACGCGGATTGCAATCGCCCGATAGAGCAGATGCTATAGTTCTAGCCTTCTATAAACCAAAAGTAGTTATGGGCGGTAAGGTTAAAAGAGTGTAGTCGGACATTAATTGTTCGGCTATCTCTTTTACTCTTTATTAATAGAAGAAAGGAGGACATACAAACGATATGAGCGATAAGAAAACAATTAAGAATGTAAAAGTATTTGGTATTAATAAATCGGCTGATGATCCGAACAACAAGGAAGACAACAGCAAGCAAATGGCAGTTGATCCATTCGCTCAAACATATAGTGATAAAGGATTAATTAAACCTCCTTATGATATGGCAGTGCTACTGGATATAAAGGAAAGTAATCCTATTCATTCTGCTTGTATTAGCGCAAAAGTCGATGATATTGCTGGTGTTGGTTTTGACTTTGCCCCTTTTGAAGAAGTAAAAGAAGCCGCGAGCCAGGAACAATATAAAAGGTTAAAAGACTTTATGAGAAATTGTAATCCGGAAATGACAAGCTCCGAGATCATAAGGGCCGTATGGGATGATTATGAAACAGTTGGCTGGGGCATTATTGAAGTTGTTCGTAATAACAAAGGTGAACCGTCAGAACTATACCACATTCCAGCTCATACAGTTCGTGCTCATAAAGATAAAGTTCGCTTTGCTCAAATCGTAAGTAACAAAGAACGATGGTTTAAAAAGTTCGGTTATCCTGATGAGTTTCGTCTTGATGATGGTAATCCTTTAGGGGCAGAAGATATTGCGGAAAACGGAACAGAAAAAGCCGGAGAAGTAATTGTTATTCGTAAATTCGGTTCTCGTTCTTCTTATTATGGGATACCTAATTACGTTAGTTCTATCGGTTCAATAGTTGGATCTCAAGCAGTGAGAGATTACAATATAAACTTTTTTACAGGTAAGACAATTCCAGACGCTCTGCTATTCCTTGAGGGTGTCGATGAAATAGATGAGGGAACAGAAAACGAACTAAAAGCATTTTTCTCTGCAGAAACTAAGGGTGAACATCATAAGTTGGCCGTGGTTCCTGTTCCACCAGGAGCAACAGCTAAGTTAGAAAAAGTCAGTCCAGACGTAAAAGAAGGTAGTTTCCGTTTATATAAGCAGGATAGCGCAATGGAGATATGTGTGGCCCATCGTGTACCACCTTATCGTATTGGTTGGGCTATGACAGGTTCATTAGGACAAACAACTGCTAAAGAAATGAACGAGATGTACAAGCGTTCTATTATTGAACCTGGACAAGAAATATTAGAACATCGATTAAATAATCAATTGTTCCGTGTATTTGCTGAAATACTAGGCGGTTTAGATTGGTATTTCAAATTAAATGAAATCGATACGGATGATCGTGAAGCAGATTTGAAGTATGCAAAAGACAGTTATGAGGGTGGAATATTAAAACTGAATGAGTCCCGTAAAGTAGTAGGTTATGAACCTGTACCAGAAGGAGATAAATTCTTTGATGGTAAAACCGAAGCTTCTCCACCTGAACCAATTGCTAAAGCTGCAAATAATGAGCAAGATAACTTAATTGCTATTAATACATTTAGGGAAAAGCATGAAGAAGTAGAGAAAGCTATGCAAAAGAAGGTAGCGGATTTTTTTCCGAGCAGGGAAAACGGCTCTTAAACCTGCTTCCCGTAATTCGTATTAATAAAGCAGATGAAGAATTTGTTCCTGTAATTGATGAAGCAGAAGTTGATGGATTTCTTGATAGTGTCGATTGGGATGAAGAAAGACAAATGTTTGTCGATGAAGTCACAGACACCCTACAGGATGATGTAACAGACTTTGTACAAAGTGCCATTGCATCAAACGGTTTAACCTGGATGGTATTAGACCCAATTGGTGACGTTGCTGCAAAATGGGTTGCTGCTTACGCTATTGAATTAGCTAAAGGAATCCATGAAACCACTAAAGATAGATTAAGAGAAACTATGTTAAAGAATCTTAGTGAGGGAATGGGTGTCGATGCATTAAGTGTTTCTATTGCAGATGTAATGTCAGAAGCAAGTAACTACAGAGCAATGATGATTGCACGAACAGAAACAACATATGCAATGAACTACGGTAATTTAATTGCTTATAAGGGCGCAAATAGAAACACGAAAACATGGCTTACAGGAAACGATGAGCGTGTTTGTAAAGAATGTGGTGGTTTACATTGGGAAACGGTAGATATTGATGATCTATTCAGCAATGGAAAGATGTGTCCGCCAGCTCATCCACATTGCCGCTGCACTATGATTTCAGAAGAGTAGTAAAATACACCTATTTGATTGGGGTTTCATCGTCAAAACGTATACGGCTTTAAATTGGCTGCTATGCGTTTTGACAGTGGAACCCCAATATTTATAGGGAAGGAGGTAAAACGATGGGATACGAACTAAAAAACGCCAATATCAGTTATATTTCACTAGTTACAAAGGGCGCAAACGGTCGTCAATTTGCCATTATGAAAAGTGAATCTGCTAAACAACCTAATATATCAAAGCAAGTTCCAATCCTTAAAACAGAAGAAGAGAAGCAGCTTGTTACAGGTGTTGTATATGAACCAGATGTAGAAGATTCACATGGGGATATTATGACCGCAGAAGAAATAGAAAAGGCTGCTTATACCTTTATGGAAAATTACCAACACATCGACAAGCAACATGATGAAATCGCTGGTAAAGGGACTGTGGTTGAAAACTGGATTGCTAAAAGTGATATGACAGTAGGCGAACAAGAAGTAAAAGCAGGAACGTGGCTTATGACTGTTCGTGTTGATGATGCAGAAACCTGGGAAGAAATAAAAAAAGGTGAAGTCACTGGTTTTTCTATGGGTGGATTTGGTGAACGTGTTGAAATTGCCAAGACTGATGATTTTACTCATGAAGATAAAGGCCTTATTCGAAAAATTCTAGATTTCGTTAAAGGTGAAACTCACAAAATCGCAAAAGGTGAAGTAAAAGACCGCTTTGTTGATGAAAAACAAAAGCGTGATTTGCGGGCTGTTTTTAATTTATTTGAAGATGTGTTCTATTGGGAGATTTGGGAAAGTAACCCCGATATCGACCGTATGGCAGCTGCTCTTGATGATATGAAGGACATACTTTCTTCTATTAAAGGCGGTTATACCATTGCGAAATCAGAGGACAGTGTACAAGCAGAAAGCATTGTTTTAGAAAGTATTAAAAAAGCTGGGAAGGTATTATCCCAAAAGAATCATACAAAATTAGATGAAGCATTAGCTTTAATTACTGAAATAAAAGAAGCAGCTTCACCACAGGAGGAAGACGAAATGAAAGCAGAAGATATTGCAGAGATTGTTAAACAAGCAGTAGAGCCACTAGCTACTAAATTAGAAAAGATTGAAAAGCAAGTGAATGGCGAAGAAGTAGAACCGACACCAGAAGAGCAAACAGATGAAGAGAAAGTTGCAGCGGTTATCCAAAAAGCATTAGCGCCATTTGCTGAACGTCTTGAGAATATCGAAAATGCTGCTTCTATTCGTAAAGGCTTAGACCCAGACGAAGAATTCACACCAGGGCAACAATCAATTAAAAAGTCTAAATGGGCAGGGATTAACCTGTAAGAGGAGGATTTATTATTATGACAATGACTAACGCACAACTATTAAAACGTTTAGATCGTATTGAAAAGGCAGCAATGACAACAAGTGGAATGAATGCAGGATTATTAAATCCGGAGCAAAGTAAAGAATTCTTCCGTATGGCGTTTGATACAACACCATTCTCACAATTACACCGTAAAGAAATGCGTAAAGCGAAGCAGGGTGAATTAGATAAAATCGCAATTGGTGGCCGTATCTTACGTAAGAAAACAGAAAATAGCGATGATGGATACCGTGCCGGTGTGGAAACATCAAAAATTGAATATAATACAAAACCAATTCGTCTACCTTGGGAAATTACTGAAGAATTACTTCGTGAAAATATTGAAGGTGAAGGTTATGAGGATACAGTAATGGAACTCATGTCTACTCAAACCGGTATTGACCTTGAAGACTTACATTGGAATGGTGACCTAGATTCTTCCGACCCATTCTTAAATATTAATGATGGATGGTTGAAAAAAATCAAGAAATCAAAAGCATCACATATTGTGGACCATGCTAAATTAGTAACTGGTACAGGTGAAGCAGCAACTGCTAATGGATTCGGTAAAGGTTCTATCTTTGCGTTATCTGGTGCAATGCCAAATAAATATAAAAATAGTAATCTACGTTGGATTATGTCTCCAAACCGCAGAGAGAAATGGATTGAATATTTAACAAATCGTCCTACAGGTGCCGGTGATGCTGCATTACTTGGAGCAGGAGATCAAGTTAATAAACCAATGGGATATGGAATTGTGACAGTGCCATCTTTAGCAGATGATGTAATTCTTCTTGCAGACCCTAAAAACTTTATTGCAGTTAATACATACGATACTCGTATCCGTAAAACAACAGAAGGTAAAGCTGCAGTAATGGAAGATAAACGATTCTATGTAATTCACTTTGATGATGATGCTGTAATTCAAGAAATGGATGCAGTAGCAATCCTAACAAATATTCCGGATGCGTTTGGAGCTTAATATCCAGGCGTATTTTTTATGGAAACAAACTCTTTGTTATTAGGGTTTTGAATGTATACTTTTTTAATATTTTCTTGTTTTTAATGGAAAACGAGATACAACCAATAAAATCAACAATACGAATGTAAACTTTCATATAATAGTTTGCATTCGTGAAAGGGGTGTTAATTATGAAAGTAGTTACGCTGCGATTCGGTGGCACTTACACCGCTTATGGACAAAAGTTTAAGAATGGCCAAGAAGAAACAGTTGCAAACGAAAAAGCTGATTACCTTGTAAGCACTGGACATTTTGAACTTGTAAAAGAAGTCGATAAGAAGGAGAAAGAAACATAATGGATATTACCTTACAAGACATTAAAGACCGCGTAAATGTGCAAAAGATGCCTGATACAGTAATTCAACAACTAATAGATTACTATGCGGTTATTGCTAAGAAGTATTTAAGAGTTAAGCCGGAGAATCCAATGAAAGAAATCATCCAAACAAGTAAATTAGCTTGGCTTTCTTTTCCTGCTGAATCTATAGCAAAAGTAACTCATGTTAGTTCTAAACAAGATATGACCGATTCTATTACTATAAATGGGCGTATTGTTTATGGTTTATCCGAAAATCAGTTATATGAATTCGAATATAAGATACAAGATTATGATGATCTGCAGGTACTTATGAAGAAATGTATTATTGATTTGGTTGTTTCTGCAGTAGTTCGTGCTAACTTACAACGAAAAGGTATGAAGACATCGGAGAGTATTGGTGATTATTCGTACCAGATTAGCCCAGAAACGCTAGATGAACCAGCTACAAACAATAAGATACTCAATGGTTTAAAAGGTTTTAGAGCCAGAGTTAAGCCGGTGATGGCCACATGAACGAAATGTATTTCGATGATGGTGGGATGGATGATTTATATATTCATGAGGTAGTTGTAAAACGAAAATCAAAAAAGAAACAATCCTCTGGTAATTATGCAGAAATAGAAGCGGACGTTTACGAGAATATGACTTGTCGTGTAACTACTAATTCTGCTGCTGATAATGAGAGATTTAAGCGTGATAAACAAAATTTCGATACAACCTTTAAGATATATGCACCTGCTTCTTACATAATTAAACCCAATTATCTTATTCATTTCAAAAATGAAGATTTGGGTGTTGATTATACGTTTGAAGTAAAAGGAGAACCGCGTAATCCTGCGTTTATGAATCACCACATTGAAATTTATTGCGAAAAGGTATGAATCTATATGGCTAATTCAGTAGAAATTGAGTACTCAAGCAATATGGAGCAAATAAAGACGCATATTAACGCTATGTGTGTTGAAAAAGTCACAGCAGCATCTATTCATTTACAAAATCAAGTTAAGAAGAATCTCACGGGTAGCCGTAGCGGTAAACAATACAAAATACCTCATACGAGTCGAAAATATACTGCTTCTAAACCAGGTGAAGCTCCTGCTGTTCGTACCGGTGACTTGTTAAATTCAATTAAATACAATGTTAAACGGTCACAATCAGAGGTATTGGGTGCAGTAGGGAGCGATTTGAAGAAAGCAATATGGCTTGAAACTGGTACAAGTCATATGGAAGCCCGTCCATTCCTATTAAAAGCGTTTGAAAAAGAACGTAGAGAACTTAAAAGAATGATGGGAGGGTAATAGATGTCTAACACTATTGCAGCTATTAGAATGCTTGTAGAGAACGATGAAATAATAAAAGCTAATCTATCAGAATATGGTGAAGGCGAGGACAAAGGCCCTGCTCTTACATTCCAAACCGCACAAGATGATATGAACATGCCTTATGCAGTTATAAGAATTGAAGCAAATAATCCGGATGACGTCGAAATTATAGCCCGTATGATTCTTAATTTTGATGTGTATTGTGATAACGGGGATTATGATAAGGCAAATACAATTGCTACACGTATTGAGAAGTTACTAGATAGAGAAGTCGGTTTAAAAGATGATGGGATACTTTCTATACATCGTGCAGGTAGTATCCCTGTACCAGATGAAGACCCATCTATCATTCATATAAATGTAAAATTTCTTGTCCGAACCATGCGAACGGACTTGTATTAGGGGGTAGGACAAATGAGCTGGAAATTAATTAACGGTGTCCGTGAAGGGACTACAGATAATTTTGTTATCGGTCCTGGTGTCATGTACAAAGGGTTTAAAAGTGTAAAAGAATTAGGTGAACTTGTAGGAGCAACTACAGGCGGAACAAAAGTTGGTTTTGATCGTGAGTATTATGATGCAGATATTGATGGTGTACTAGGCAAAATGGTGCGCGGTAAGTGGTTATTAAAAGATGAACCGCATGTAGAACTTACATTAGTAGAGTTTACAAAAGAAAACCTGCAGTTAGCTTTACCAGGGATGACGGTAGATAGTACAACTGAAACAGATTACGATATTATGAAACCTTCAAATGATATTCCAGATTCGAATTACCATGATATCGCACTAATCGGTATGATTTCGGGCAGTGAGTTACCAGTAATTTTTGTAATTCGTAATGCAATGGTAGTTTCATCTATTGAAGTAGATCTAAAAGACGGTAAAGGAACTGTTGGTTTGAAATGTAAGTTTATCGGCCATTACAGTGAATCTGCACCAACTACACCACCATACGAAATCTATTTACCAAAGAAAAAGAAAGCAACAGTACAAAAAGCACCGGCTACCGCATAAATGGTAGTCGGTTTTCTATTGCATGAAACGAGCTGAATACAAAAAAGGAGCGGACGAAATGACTTCTATATTAGAAAAAATGATGAATACCGGTACAGAAATTACAATCTTAGGTGAAAAAGTAACAATGCGACGATTAAATGTAACGGACGTTTGGCGATTCGCTAAGATTATTTCGAAGGTTGGACGCAACGCAATAGTTAACTTTGCTGATTTCGGTAAGGATAAGCAAGCAATGGATGAACTAACTAAAGCAGCAAAATCTCTTCCAGAAGAAGAAAAACAAGCACAATTAGTTGCACTTAAAGAGAAGCAGCAACAAAAAGGATTAGAATTCGCTTTCCGTGTTCTAACGATGATCCCTGCTTGTGAGGATGATTTTACAGAGTTCTTTGCTAGTTTATTAAAAGTGAAAGCCGAAGAATTTAGACAGTTCCCTCCGGAAGCAATGGTTGCTGTTATACAGGGCCTATTAGAAAGTGAAGACTTAATGACTTTTTTCAACCAGGTCAAGGGACTCGTGAAAGTTCAGAGCGAGAAATGGAGCCAATCAGCAGCAGCTCCGATTCAAGCTTAAACGAAAATTCAGATGAATATTTAGAGGAAGCCGAACAAAACATGTTACGTGCTTTCGATAAGATCCAAAAACGGTATGGATGGACAGATGATTATGTCTTATCAATACCGTATTCGCGTTTAATGGATCTGTTTTCTTTAATTGCACGAGAAGAGCAGCAAGAAGAACTAAATGAGTGGAAGAAGATGGCGTTCATTGGCTTTCAAACCCGTCAACTTGAAGAAGGTACTACTTTTAATGATTATCTTCAAGCCTTTGGACTAACGGACACCCAGGACGATAAAGAATCATCTTATGAAATGGGTGAAGTATGGACGAAAGAAGAGTGTGAAGCGCATGCTGCTCAAATCATGGCTCACTTCCAAGAAGACGATGAAGAATAAAATGGTTATCGGCCCCGTGAAAGGGGGTGCGTAAATGTTAGCTGAAATGTTCCAACTGTTCGGAACGATTGGTATTAAAGCAGAAGGCGCTTATAAAGATTTACAACAATTCGAAGATCGTGTACAAAAAACTGCAAATGGAATGCATGATAAGTTTCAAAAAGCAGGGGAATCAATTAGCCATGTAGGTAGCAAGATGCAAGAAACAGGCGCAAATATGACTGCCGGTGTTTCATTACCTTTAGCTGGTATTGGTGCAGCTGCTGTAAAAGTAGCGTCTGATTTTGATGCATCTAATAGAAAGCTAGAATCTACACTTGGTTTATCAAAAGAAGCTACAAAAGAGCTTGGTAATGTTGCAAAAGATACCTGGAAAGATGGATTTGGAGAAAGTATTCAAGAAGTTGATGAAGCCGTAATACAAGTAAGTCAAAACATGAAGAATCTTTCTTTCGATGAAATGCAGGGAGCTACGCAGAACGCTATGACTCTTGCAAAAACTTTTGACACGGATGTTAATGAGGTTACACGAGGGGCCGGACAGCTTATGAATCAGTTCGGTTTAGATGCAAAAGAGACATTTGACCTTTTAGCTTCTGGTGGACAAGCAGGCTTAAACTTCTCAAATGAAATGTTTGATAACATTTCCGAATACGCGCCTTTATTTAAACAAGCAGGATTTTCTGCAGAAGAGATGTTTACCATTATGGCAAATGGGACGCAAGATGGTTCATACAATCTCGATTACATAAACGACCTTGTGAAAGAGTTCGGTATTCGTGTACAAGATGGATCAAAAGGTGTAACTGAAGCATTTGCAGAAATGAGCCCAGAAACTCAAAAGGTTTGGGACAATTTCAATAAAGGTAAAGGAACTTCTGCAGATGTATTTAATGCCGTCTTAGGTGATTTAGGTAAGATGGACGATAAAGTAAAAGCAAACCAACTTGGTGTTGCTGTATTCGGTACAAAATGGGAAGACATGGGTGCCGATGCTGTATTAGGGCTAAATAACGCCGATGGTGCATTACAAAACGTTGATGGCAGCATGAAAAAAATGCAGAAAACGCAGCAAGAAGCTTTTGGTGTTCGTTGGCAGAAACTAACTCGTACCACAATGGCATCATTAGAACCGTTAGGACAAGCTATTTTAGATATTGCAGAAGTGGCACTCCCTCCAATCATTAAAGCAGTAGAAGTTGCTGCAAAGGCATTCAGTTCTATTCCTAAACCAATCCAAATTGGTATTGTAGCAATTTTAGGTATGGTTGCTGTATTAGGGCCGTTAATTGCCATGATGGGATTTATGACAAGTGGAGTAGGTGCATTTGTTGGCTCGTTTAGATTCCTGGTACCAGTATTAACAAAAGTACCAATGCTATTTACAGGGATCCTAAAACTTGGCCCTAGATTAATAGGTATGTTCGGAATGATAGGAAGAGCCGTTGCTTTTCTAGGAAGTACTGCATTTGCAGGATTGTTAAAGGTTGGCCCTAAACTTATTGGTATGTTTGGTGCAATAGGAAAAGCCCTAGCACTATTGGGCAGATCCATGATGACTTTACTGATGAATCCTTGGACGATTGCCATACTAGCAATTGTAGGATTAGTATATTTAATTTACAAAAACTGGGATGACATTGTTAAATACACCAAACAAGCAGTTAAATGGCTTGGTGATGCCTGCTCTAAAGGTTGGGATGCAACTGTAAAAGGTGCGAAATCCGCTTGGAATGGGTTGTCTAAGTTCTTCTCTGGATTCTGGGAAGGTACGAAAAAGGTATTCAGTTCTGCAATGTCATTCATAGGTAAAATATTTTCTAAAGCTTGGGATGGTTATGTAAAAGTAGTTAAATTTTATTTCAGCTTAATGAAAAATATAATTACCTTTGGTTGGAATGCAATTAAAGCTGTATTCTCTTTCGCTTTAAACCTAATCAAAACTATTTTAGTAGGCGCTTTTAACTTCTATAAGACTCTATTCCTAACAGCCGTTAAATTATGGCAGACTATATTCCGTACAGCGTGGAATATCATTAAGACGATTTTTACCACTGTACTTAATTTCTTGAAAACATTTATTCGTGCTGCTTTTGAATTCATAAAAAATGTGATTTCAACAGTAATGAATGTTATTAAAACTATCATTTCTGCAGCATGGAATTTTATAAAAACAGTATTTGTTACTGTATTGAATTTCATTAAAAATACTGTTCAAACAGCATTCAACTTCATTAAAGACATAATTACTTCCGTGATGAATGCAGTTAAAAACTTTATTCAAGTGGCATGGAATTTTATAAAGTTCACAATCATTAGTGCAGTACGTGAATTTGTTGGGTTTGTAATTACTAATTTCAACAAATTGTATAACACAATAACCGATGTTGTTGGCGGTATAAAAGAATTTATTGTTAGTAGCTTTAAAACTATAAAGAAAGCAATCACTGGTGCATTTACAGGGGTTGTAGATACTGTAAAAGATGTATTTAGTAAGGTTGGTTCTATAGTGAAAAATGTAGCAAAAGATGCAGTTAGCTGGGGAAAAGATATTATTGCCGGTATTGGTGAAGGTATGTCCGGCATGGCAGATTGGCTTATAAAAAAAGCTAAAGGAGTTGTTTCGGGAATACCTAAAGCCGTATTAAAGTTCTTTGGTATTCGAAGTCCATCCCGGTTAATGATGGAATACGGGGGCTATATTACAGAAGGTCTTGGTGTAGGGATGGAACAAATGATTCCTGCAGTAGACAAAGCTTCTGAACTATTAAATAAAGCTGTTGTTCCACCTAAACCAATGAAACTAGTAACCGATGTATCTAATCAAATTGGACAAATGGGAGCACGTTCTGCTGATCTAATCGGTAAAACTGCACATCCATTTGCTGGACAAACCCACGTTGAGAAGAAAACGGATAATGGTGTAACAATTCAAAATGCTACATTTAAAGTCGCTGTTGAGAAACTACAATCTGCAGACGACTTTGTAAAAATGAGAAAGCTGCTACAAAACGTAGTTGCTGATGATCTAATGGGAATGGCGGTGCGAAATGTATGAGTATATTAAAAACATTGCATAGAAGAGCTGGTTCATACCATCTCTTAGGAAAGGCTGCAGAGTTAAAAGACACAATAAGATATACCATTGATTTCTCATGGCCAGGGACATATAACTTTTCGTTTTTGTCCCAGGTTCCTATTGGTTCTGATGGAATGCTACCGAATAAATACTTTGTTGTTCGGGTTAATGGGATTGAGAGATTCAGAGCACGAGGTCCTTATGATTGGGAAGCGAGAGAAATCTTTGTAGGTGCAGGTCCACAAACGATTGAATTTACAACAATCGGTTATGGTTCCTCTGATGTAGCATATATACGCGACGTACATTACTATGCATTTGGGCATGTACCTAATATCGAAAAGATTGAACAAACAAAATTACCGAAATCACTAGATGGCTTAAAAACTTATAATGTCATGCACGGATACCCTCGTTACCAGAGTGCGGGGAATAAAGGTTGTGAAGTAGAATTTACGGCTCTATTCAACGATATCAGTCATTGGCGTGAGTTCATGAGGGAAATATATCGCCCTCATATTATTACAGGTAATTACGGTACCTATGGGGGTATTATCCCGCCGAATGAAGTAGATGCAATACGAAAAGGAACGCTAGTCATAGCAAAATGCAAATTAATATCTATGTCACAAGCAGGAGTAGGAGTTGATGGAATGTGAGAGAAGGATCTATTTCTTTAATTAGAATGTTGGGGAGCTATTTCCAGGTTGGGAATAACTCCCCTAATTTAATTGTTTATATGAAAAGAAGAGACTCTTCTTCTTACGTACAAATACAACACCGTGTAATAGGCTTAGAAGTGCAGGAGAACTCAGATCAGTTTGCTAGTACATTTACTATTACCTTTGCGAATGAATACGGCCAAATGGCTCCTGATAACTGGTATGGTAAGTTCTCTTCTATTTCAGAATGGTTTTATAACAGTGAGGTAACAAATACAAACCAGCTATATCCGCAGACTGAATTTAAAGTGTCTATTGGCTACGGTGAGGAAGCATTACCTTATATACATGGTTTTGTATCTGATGTGAAGGTAAATGCCGAAAGCGGCACGGTTTCAGTTACCTGCACTACATCCTATAAGAAGGTTTTACATAAATCAGTAATCCCAACACCTGGATCAGATGAAATTGTTGCACCTACTGGTAATGTTTATGATGTTGTGAAGTTCTTCTTCCAAAAAGCCGGAGTTGTCCTACACGGTAACAGAGTAAATATTCCTGGAACCAATCAGAGCTGGATTGTAGAAGGAGCAACAGGAAAGAGATTTCAAAAATGGGATGAAATTGTCCGCGATATTATAGATACAACATTCCACTATATTAAACACGAACCAGACGGAAGTTGTACATTTATGAAAATGCCAGACTATGCAATTAACGAACCTGCAAAGTTTAGTTTTAGAGAAGGGGAAAATCTTATCTCTTTAGATATGCAGCTAACTGACCAGGATATAAGTAATAGTATTGTTGTTAAATGTGGAGATTACGCAAACGGATTTCTTAATTCGTTTCTATTAAAAAATGTATCGCAGGGTGATTTACGAGAGGAAATGATAGAAGTTCCCTGGGCGACAACGTTCTTTGCAAGAAGAGCGGTTGCTGCAGCTTATCATTTAAAAGCAATTCAAAAGTTCAGAACATTAACAGTAGCAGTAGTTGGTGATCCAAGAATTCAATTATTTGATGTTATTTCTGTTTACAATAGAGATTCTGGTCAACAGTGGAATTACTTTGTTAAAGGGATTAATACAATGATTTCTGCAGATGATGGATTCTATCAAACTTTAGATTTAACTGTTAACTATGGGTATGAACCTGCTCCTTATACAGATATAACCGGTATTACAGTAAATGTAGATACATTACGTTTAAAACTTTGGGATTGGGATTTAGAGGATGGCGATTTATTAAATATTTACTGTAATGATAAATTAATCGAAGAAAATTATTTCATCCGGAACAATCCGACGTATGTTGATATTCCACTTGAATACGGCGTGAATATCATCGTATTTGAAGCAGTACGAAACCCAAAAGGGATTCTTACAGGACGTTTGCAAGTACTGGATACGAAGAATAATATCTTATTTGATTATGGTTCTTTACCAGATTTATCATTTCCTCGGGTAAATCAAGACGCAAATCACTATTATATCCAGCGTCCAGCCAAAACATGGTCTGTTACGAGGGTGAATTAGGGGTGATTCTATGATAATGCAAAAAAACTTATATGATCCAATCATGTATTTGATGAAGGGATTAATCGATAGGCAAATATATACCGGTGGTAAACCAATGCCTGGGAATGATCCAAACGACGTATTTAAAGAAGGCATGACCGAAGGATATACACTTATTCGTGACGGCGCTCGTTTATCTGCAGTCGATGGAGATAAATATTTACACTATGATTTAGCTTTTAATGCACATGGCATGTTAGAAAAAGTTCTTGTCTCCCATAAAGTAACTGGAAAAGAGATGGAGATACAATTAATTTATAATGCACAAAAACAATTGGAACGTGTGCAGCCGCGACTTCTTAATAAAGGTAACGGTATACTATCTGATTTACCAATTCCCGATGTGTCGTAATGATGCACGGGAATTTTTTAATACAAGAAAAGGGTGATTGCTCTTGTTTGAAACAACCTATTTAGCCGGTGGCCGATTAGATCCACCTTTTCATCCAACTAAACCAGAACCATTCATACCTGGTTTCATTATGGATTCTACATCATTTAAAACGGACGAAAAGAAATATACATTACCTGCAGATATGGAGATTTACGCAATTAGTGTTAGTTCATCCATTTACGAATTAGATGATAAATGGGATTTAATCATAAACGGACAAACCGTTTGCCAAGATATTTATACAAAGCGGCTCCCGGAAGGTATGCACTTTATGGTTTATAAAGCGATAAAAGCAGGAGACACAATTGTATTTCGATTCCATAACCAAGGGATTCTTGATAAAACAGTTTGGTTTGAATTGCACTTTTTAAGATAAGGGGGCGTATTGATGAGCTTTGCTGTTACTTACATGGCTGGTGGAAGATTCGACGCACCTTACTTCCCAACAAAAACAGAGCCATTCATACAAGGGCGAAGAGTTGGTATACATGATGAAATTCATGTAGATAAGTTTTCATTACCATTCGAAACAGAAATGATTGCTTTTTCTGTAGCTGCTTCACATTACAGTGATTCGGACTACTGGAATTTATTTATTAATGGCCAACAAGTATTTAAAGAGGTTTATGTAAAAGATGTGCCGGAGGGATTTAATTTCTCCATTGTAAAACCTATACCTGCTAATGCAGAACTAAAGTTTGAATACCACAATGCATCTGCAGAGAAAAAAGCTATATGGCTTAATTACCAATTATTAAGAGATTAGGGGCGTGAAATAGATGGCATACGTTGAAAAAATGTATACAGAAGGCGAATTCCAAGACGAAATTGTTAAATTGGTAATCGCTAACGGATGGAAGAAAGTAAAATCATTTTTCAAAGCTGTTTATCCAGATATGGAACAGAAATCTGACGATGATACAAAATTTGAATTTGGCATGAGTAAGCACATGTTAGTGAAGAACAATAGCGGTTCTATTTATGGGATTGCTCAAATTTCAAAATGGTCACTTAAAAAGTCAGAGATTAAATACAACTTCACAAATGAAGAAGGAAAGAAAGCTTTTGCCGAAGACGGTAAAAAACGTCTAGAAAGTGGCCGGGATCGTTCTTGCTTTTATGTTTACATGATTGAAAAAGAACCAAGCGTTGCTGATGAAGGTGTACTTGTTCTTCCTTATGAACCTAACAAATTTGAAAAAATATTATTAGATGTGGAATTAACTAAGATAGGAATTACTCTAAAGACAAATCCAAGTAGTGGCGGTATATATAAAGTTTACTCTTATGATGAAGCAGAGACACAAGTCATGATGTCTCCTTGGGTGAAAGTAACATTGCGAAATACGAATATCCAAGGTGTCGATGCTCAAACAAATTGGTGGCCAGATTCATTAGTGCGAATTAATGGCCAAGTTGATGAAAGTCGCGTTGTTTTATTAATACAAGCAGATAATACACCAGCTTTTGAAAACAATGTAGTTCCAGTTACTCCGCTTTATATGGGCCAATTAGAAAGTTACGCTAATGATGATACATTAGGGGATGCATTATGGGCAGGAACCGCATTTGATACCGGGAACGAAGCAGCATCACACAAATTCGATTTTAACGATACGAAACCATATAGAAATGTAGAAAATTACATGCCTGTCATGAAGTCTTATCCACGTTCTCCTGGTAATGGTATTGATAACGTAATTATTAAACGTTCACGATTAGGAGCAAGATACCAGGCTCATTTTATTGCTTGGAATGTAGCGCCTAATGCAATGCCACCAGATCGCGTTGGTAAAGATGGCGGTCAATATTCACTAGCATGGCAATCGCAGGATAATGACGAGTACAAATATCAATTTAACCCGTCTGTTTATAGCAATAAAGTACATACTTCTCGCGCTTATATTGTGCATCCAGATGAAGGTGTACGTGGATATTTACCTTATATGATCCTATTGTCTCCGCTAGGTCTATTAAATAGCGATAGATTAAAAGTTAGAAAGAATACTTGTCCGGATTCACACGACATTTACAAATTCTTTAATGTAGATGCTATTTCACCAATTACAAAAAGACCTGCTACGGCGTATCGTCCTGCTGGATTAGGTATTTTTGAGAAAACAGTATAAAGGAGCGTACATATATGTGGTTTGATAAAGTCGTATATTTACAAACATTACCGCAAGAATTAGAAAAACTATTTGCTGATAACGGTTGGAAACGAACGCTATTTTTCCAAATCAAGAGCGGCATTTCAAAATTTATTGATGTAAGGTTGTTTGAATCGTTAGGAAGTGATGGAGAACGCAGAAGGTTCGGTATAGCAAATGCGTATGATACTGCGGATTCTGATTTCACTGATAGCCGGTTTATTTCTGCAGATTCTCCACTAGGTAAATTAGGGATGGGGGATGGAGTAAAGAAAGACTTCTCTATCCCTGTTTCTCCTGTTCTTGGCCCTTCTGTCATTGTATATGTAAATGGGTTTGAGCAAGAAAAGAGTAAATATAAGGTGGATGCAACTACAGGAAAAGTAACATTTACTACCGCTATTGCAAAAGGCGATAAAGTTACATGCGAATATAGATTAGCTACCAACACATATGAACCGAATAATGACATGCTGCTATTTACTTTCAATCGATACTTTATTGAAAAAGAGATCCTTTCCGGTGATAAATTAGGGGAATTAGGAAAAGGAAATGGAACGAAAAAGAACTTCGCATTGCCATTCCCTAACTTTGACGAAAGTAGGACCGTAGTTTACAAGGATAATACTATTGTTGATCCTAGCGAGTATTCGTTCACTGAAACGGAAATTGTATTTAAAACCGCACCTGCAGCAGATACAACAATTAAGATTAGCGGTATTTATTTCTTATTACCAAAAGAAGACGGAACACTGGATACATTAACGGCAAAAACAAGTTTCGATGTACAAAAGATGGAAAGTATTATGGGCGAAGTATATTCTACGATTAATTTTGTGAACCCATCCCCTTATACATCAATTAGTTTTACACCGGAGCAGCGTTTCTCTAAAGAATTAAATCGCGACTCTGTTGTTTATCTGTATGGGAACGCAAACAAGGACCGCTTAATTATGTTTATGCGTGTCGATCCAACACCAAATCCAGTTCGTGCATTATTTGTTCCGCTGTATATCGGAAAATTATATACATTCGATGTTGCACCAAGAAAAAACATGATTATTCTAAGCGGCTGCAGACCAGGCGACCAATTTGTTTATTCACCAAATAAGAAAATTGGTAATGCGCCACTTGATTACGGTTCTGATACATCAAACGGAAACGAAACGGTTCAATTATCACAATCAAGCACAGGAGCCATGTACCAACACCATTATTTAGCTTTCATTACTCATGATATGTCAGTAGATAGTGGACAAGGACGCTTTAACCCATCGGTTTATAGTGGTAAATATCATTTATCTCAAATTTATATTGTTCATCCAAACGATGGATATGTTGGAAAACTAGATGATGTTTATGCAGTTCATCCGAAGAATATCCAGCAAGCCGATGAACTAGAAATTGAAAAAACAGTTGTAGATGAAGTACTTGGACAAGGTGACGGACACCGTAAAGTATTTCATTTAGAACATAAGCCAAAGGGAGAAACGTTAAGATTATTCATTTCATGTAAAGAAGTAGAAAAAACGGATTATGTATACAATGCAGAAGATAAGACCGTTACATTTAACGAAGCACCGGTTATTGGTTCTGAAATCACAGGCGCTTATGAAATGGCTCAATTATATCGTTACACATTACCAACAACGCCAGTTTGTCCTATGACACAAGCGAAAGCAACACCATTTAATCCAATTGGTTTAGCAATCTACAAAGAAGATATTTAAGCATAAGGGGGTAGCAGAAGAATGAGTGAAAAAGTTTATTCTATTGCTTCCCCTTCTATATGTACCAAAGAAAAAAGTCATGTTGTTGTCGTTGGTTCTGGACCAGATCGGAATGAAAAAGTTTATTCTTTTTCTATTACACCAGCGAATACAGAAAACAAAAATGATGTTGATTATCCAATTTGCATTGCTCCTTATGCGAGATATAAGGCTGTTAAAGAAGATAACGCAGGAGTAACCGCTACAAAAGTAAGAGCAAAAGGGATTTTAACAGATGTTGTAGAGAATGCATTGCGACAAATAGAGGTAGAAGCCTACATTTCAAATACAACTGATTTTGATTTGAATCGAAATATAAATGTGGCCAACATTGAAATGCAGCATTCGCAACGAATGGACAGTATTTCTGTTCAACTAATTTCTGCAGAAGAATCACCACAACATAGACGAATTTTCGATATAAACCATATCGAAGGGGTAGAGAGCACAAAACCAAACGAGATAGAAGCAATGGTACACGCTTCGGATGAAACAAATCTTATAACGAATGAATATGAAGCTGCACCGATCATAAAGCAGGATTTACTAAAAGGTAAGTTACGTGAATTCGTTGCAGGTGTGGAAGTATTACCGGAATGGGTAAATGTTGCGCGTATTGTATACGGTGAGGGTTTTTATAATGACCTTATGGCTGACAGAGTTACAACGGATTATGAAGCTGTATCAATGCATAATGAAACGAGCGATATTGTTACCAGGGAGCTAAAAGCTACACATGCAGAAGTTACTTTATCTACTGCAGTTCCAAATATATATCCTGTATCCATTGTCAAAAATGAAACTGGTGATATACAGCAAAAAGAAATACTTCTTCATGCTCCGGCACAATTCGAATTTGGTACCAAAGAGCGAGAAGTTAAAGGAATTATAGAAGAATTTGATTTGTTCAATGGTATGGGTATACCGGTTTATCTTCCGAATTATGATTTATTTGCTCGTATGCAAAGAAACATTGAAACATCTATTGCTACACAATATGAATCGAACCGCTTAGAAGAAGTAGAAAGCGTGAACCTGCTCCCTTATGAAAATATAGAAAGCGCGTATTTAATTCGTGACATAGATGTAGAGCAAATTAACCTGGATTACTCTATTCGAACAAAGGAACTTGCTGCAGATGTTATTGCAAGTAATGAAGTAAGCAAGAAAATAAATGTATTCGATACCGAAAGAAATGAATCTGCATCATTTACAAGAACAAAAGAACAGTATGCGAATGTAGATACAACACACACATTTGAACGTATCGTAGAAACACTTGATTCTATTTATGCCGATCAACAAGAAATCGCAAATAAAGAAAATGTATTTACAGCAGCTGTAGAGGTAGGACAAGAAGTTAAAAATGCTTCACGGGTATTATCTGTTAAAGATATTTCCGGAACTGACGATGCAAATAAATCGCAAAACATATTCGAGATACAGACAATTGTCGCAGAAGAAGCAGAGAGATTACATGAAATAAATGCCGGTATTACTACTGCAGATTATTCTCACCGTATCTTAAAAGAATTACAAGGCGTATCGCCAGACTTTACTTTTGCAGAAGTGAAAAATGAGTTGCAAGCAACTGTAGTTGAACTGGATCAAGCAGATAAAGAAGATACTGCAGTACTTACACATGTAGATGAAATTTCTTCATTCGGATTAAAAGAACGCTTAATTATTACCCATGTAGATACTGATGAAGTTGCCAATAAAACAGAAAAAGAATTTCAAGCTAACATAGAAGAGTTTGATTTATTTGAGGGCCTTGGTATTCCTGTATATCTTCCAGAATTCGATTTGTTCAGCCGTGTTCAAAAAGAACTAGAAACACGTATTACCTTATTTAATAATTCATCTAAATCATTAAATGTGATGCAGATGAAACTAGATCAAACAATTGAATCTGAAAAAGCAATGAAAGAACATATAACTGCAGTAATTGAAGAAGTGGCTTCTGACATCGTTCCAAATATCTTAGATACTGAACATATATCATTAGATATTTTTTATAAACAGGATACACAACAAGCTCTTATTACAGAGCAAGAAGCCTTTACCGGTATACGTGAATTTGAAGGCGGACTTATCTCTGATATAACACCAGCTGATAAAGAAGTTATAACGAGAGATACAAATGTAATTGAAACTGTAGATGCAGCAAGGGAATCTGAACGATATGCAATCGTTAGTGAACAAGAATTATTAGAACGACAGGCTATTGTAGACGCAGTGACTAACGAAGTTGATACATTTGATAGGGAATGTCAATTAGAAAGCGTCACAGAGGAATATGAACGGTTTGAACGTATACCAGAACGAGAATCAGTTCTAGAGGATAATGAACTATTCAAAATGGAGAGAGTACTAGATACAGAAAAACCAGATGAATTAATAATCATCGAAAAGGAAAATGATGATCCGAAGTTATGGCTGCGACATAGTCGTCAATCTTGGTGGACAAATTCAAACTGGAAAAAAACAAGATAAAGAGAAGGTGATAAAATGGCAAGCCAATTAGGAAAAAACTTATTGCAACCAGAACCAGGGTGGACTCGTGAACATTGCACTTTAGAGAATGCAAAGCCAGGTAAGTTTTTTTCAAATGTAGACTTAACCGGCAATATTACAGGAGATAAATGGCGTGTAGTTGGGGATTCTAGCAGTTTAGAGCGGAATAGTTCCTGGTATGTCGGTGACTCTTTAGGTCGTTCATTTTATTTTAAATTTACAGGGACCGCAGTGCGTATATTATTGAAAAATTTTACAACTCATGCATTTAACATTACTGTCACTATAGATAATATAAGATATGTTGGTTCGGTACCTGCTTATTCTGCTGAATACTCTCTTGTCGTATTTGAGCAACTTAATCTAATTAAGGGTGAACATAACGTTAAAGTAACTACAGAAGGAAGGGCTTCTGGTGCACCTGGATCTGCTTATACGTTTTTAACTGCTATTGATTACGCAGATTTAGGCGCTAAAGTTGGTGATGTATTAAAAGAACCGGAACCTGGTTGGAAGCGATTTGATGATACAGATAGCAATATTCGGTACACAGGAAATTGGCAACACAATACAAATGCTGCAGGTTACTATAATAAATCTCTTTCGTACAAGCATCAAGATCATGGTAACGAACCAACTAAGTGTGAGTTTACCTTTTCAGGAACCGGAATTCGGATTATTTCAGAATACATGAATAGTACCAGCTACCGACGCCCAATAAAAATTACGATAGACGGTTTGTCTGAAACTTATACAATTTCACCTATAAATCATTTACAACAATGTTTAGCATACGAAAAATTAAACCTTACTTTAGGAATTCATACAGTTGTAATTGAAGCTCAAGATAATATTATAGATGCTATTGACGTATTAGGTGGAGAATTACTATCACCAGATTTAATTAAAAAACCTAAAGTATCCTTGTATGAAAAAGAAAGTGGAAAAATATTTGTAGATGATTTTGATTCCGTAAATCCAAAATGGCTTATGTCACCATCAAATTCATTTAACAATGCTATCAAAAAAGGATTCTTACGTATGAATCATTCTGCAGATAAAGACGTTATGCTTTTAATCGATAAACCACAAAGTAACTTTGCAATCCAGGTTATTGCGGATTATGCTCCTACAAAAGATGGTGATGAAGGCGGTCTACTAATTTATCAAAACGAAAAGAATAAAGTGGAATTTCTCGAATCCTATTCTGCCAATAGTTCACGAAGCAATAAAGAGTGGATGGCAATTTGTAAGGAAGATCAATGGGACTTTTACACAAAGACAGATACGTTTTTTGATTATACGGATAACGATTCATTAGCAGCAAAAAGAATTGGGGTTGTTTTAAAAAGAGGAACTGCAGAGGGATTTGTACCGCTAGACATCAATAAAATTATTATGACAACAAGTAATATGTTACGTCTGCGCCAACTATATGAAAATTATAAAGTTGTATTAAAAGATACTGCAGATAATATCCTGTCTACTAACATTGTAGCTGCAGCTCATACAGGCATTGATATTCTACTTCCTTCTTTAGAGTTTGAGGGAATCATAGAAATATATGATGAAGAAAACGAACTACTAGCAAAGAAACAAGCTACCTTCTATGGTGGGGATATGTATTGTATGGGTTCATCCCTACAAATCAAAATGAATAGCGAAGAATTAAATACAACGGATCCAACGAATTTAGGTTACATGGTGAATAATGAGCGTGTTGTAATAATGACAATCGTAAATGATAACATCGGTGCTGCTACAAATATAAAACTATCCATTCAGCAGTACATGGAGAAAGTCGGTTACACCTGGGCGCTTATTTCGTTAGATGGGACAAGCTATTTAAATGAAATACAGATTGATTCCGTAGCTGCACAAAGTACGCGTGATTTTTGGGTAAAGGTTGTGAAGGATACAAATTTCCTAGCATTCGAACCAATTTATTTTAATATTCATCTAAAACATAATTGAGGTGAATACAATATGGGAACTGTAATGAAATTATATAGATATACATCCGGAAGTGAGATTACACCATCAATCCTTATTGAGAGGAATATACAAATTACAATTGAACCAGGAAAAACTCTATATACTCCACTGGATGTAGGTTGTAACAAATATGATATTCGTACGCTTCAAGTTTCAAATGATTCAAACGTTGAAGCAATGTTATTTATGTACGATCAAAAAGAGAATGGGAATCAAATCTATAAAAGTTTATCAGAAAAAAGAACATATGATATTTTATCCGTTCCTTGCGAGGATAAAGATCATACAAACAAGGTCCATCTTTATATAGAAAATAGGGGCGTAGCAACCTCTACTTTTAATGTTTCTATGAAAGCGATACGTTTAAGTTAAGGAGGAACATATAAAATGACAAATAAAATTTGTAAGTTACACAGACTAGAGCGAAGAGAAGTCTTTATGAAAATCATCGATGAAATGAAAAAGGCTGGATGGCAGCAATTAAATGCTGATGCGCCATCAAAAGATAAAATTTACGTCATGTACTCAAGCGGTAACGACGGTATGAAGAACCATTCTTTAGAATTGCGCCCATTTGATGCCGTTACTGCAAGTAGCCAAGATATTATAGCAGGCAAATATAACGATTATGACATAAGAACTTATTCTGCTACTGATGCAACCTTTAGATTAATTGAACGATATGATAAAGAGCAGGATGTTACTTTCGGAGGACCTGGTCCTTTCTACCCTTTGTGTTTTCATCAAGGGAAAGTAACTAACAGCACTAGTGTTACTACTATTAGTAAACCAATTGCTATGGTGGACCTATATTTATACGTTGATAAAGACATTGTTATCTATTGTGTTTATGAAAATGATGATAATCTTCCAGAACGAAAAGGGAAGACTGAAATGGGATTATTTGGAGTTCCGGATGAGCTATATCAACAAGAACAATTCAAGCCTATATCTGCTCCTTTTAGTGTCTTGGTGAGTGTTTGTCCAAAGTCCCCTGGTGCAGCAATGGTAGCTGCTAGAAGTAAGCTTATATATGATGGATTAAATAGTATTCCTGTTAATACTTTCATTTGGGATAAGGTATTTTTAAAGGCACCTTCTTTAGAAGGAAATATAATATTCACATCATTTTTTATGGGAGATAACGTAGATGGATTAAGGGCAAAATTTGATGGCCTTTACACATATAGAGGTTCAAATTTTGTAACTGGTGATATCGTTGAAATTTCTCAAGATGAAGAAGTGCAGAAATATAAATTATTTAACACCTACTACTCAAGTGTATGGAGTTCATTTCCGGAGTTCAACATTGCATTAAGGGTAGAATAAGGCTGGTGATTTTATGACAATAAAAGGCATAATAATTCAACCGAAAACACTGTATCCACCCGTACACCGTAAACCACAAATACGTAAAGGTTCAAAATTAGAAATTAGTGACATGTATATTATAGGGGTTAGGAAAACTTCTATACGGAAAGGAGTTATGTTTAACTTCTCCCGAAACGAAAGCAAAACTACTGAAAAAGCAGTAATGAAACCACCACGTACTGAACCACTAGAATACGCGTGGAAGAAAATGAACATATAACTTTATCGAAATTGAGCGTGCTGCAGCAGGCTTTTTTATTTTGACTTAATTTTGAAAGGAGGTGAGAACTTGGAAAGAATTCACGAACTCATCAAGGCATTGAATATAAGCGATGTTATTACAAGTACTCAATTTAAAGTAGGTGGTGCTATCGGTGGTGGATTAGGTACAATAATTAATTTGTTATATGGTAAGGCGAACTTAATTTGGATATCAATTTACTGCTGGATTATCATGCTCGACTGGATTACTGGTAGTAAAGCTTCAAAACTAGATGGAACATACTCATCACAATATGGAATTGAGGGCATCACGAGAACCGTGGTGCTTTTATCATTACCAGCCCTTGCACATTTATTTGATATTGCTCTTAAATTACCTGATTTCTTTTTCTTCATGGTAGTCGGTGGATTGAGTTACCACATTTTTAATAGTTTCGCAGCAAACTGTGCACGAATTGGCTGGGAAAAATGGATTCCTGCATGGTTATTAGAAAGTGTAGCATCCGAAATTCAAGCAAAAATCCAAAGAAGTGATGCACGAAAAGAAAAATATAACACCAAATAAAAAATACACGCCTTACATAAGGAGAGCATTGTCAAAAGACGGTGCTCTTTTTGTTTGGCAAAAAGGGGAAAATACACAATGAAAAAACCAATTAAACTATTTAGCTCTTTATTTATGACTCTATTACTCTTATTTTCGTTTGCTACGGCTTCATTTGCCGATAGAGCACTAATTATCCAAGACTTGCCGAAACAAGCATATCGCTACGGTGTGGGCGCTTATGAGGGCGTTGTTGCACATAGTACTGCAACACCAGAAGCACCAGCAATTAACATTCGAAATTATGAAGCTAGAACATGGAGAAATGCATTTGTACATTATGCTGTAGATTGGAACGAAACAGTCCAAATTGCTGATACTAAATATGTTGCTTATGGTGCTGGACCAGCTGCAAATAAAAGATTTGTTCACGTAGAGCTTTCTGAAACTAGCAACCCAGATAAATTTAAATCTTCTTACGAACGTTATGTAAAACTATTAGCTAAGATTTTAAAAGATAGAGGGATTCATCCAAGCAAAGGTTTATGGACACATAAAGATATTACTTACAAATTAGGTGGAACTGACCATGAAGATCCGATTAATTATCTTCGCAGTCATGGTGTATCAGAATCACAATTCAGAGCGGACGTACAAAAGGCGTATGAAGGCGCAACAGTTACAGTTAAACCAAAACCACAAGAACCATCTCAAAACGTTGTAGGCGCAACAGGAGTAGCTTACATTGATGGGTTTAACGTAAACCTAAGAAGTGGACCATCAACAAATCATGGTACTATCCGTCAATTAAATAAAGGTGAAGCATATCAAGTATGGGGAAAACAAGGTGATTGGTTAAATCTTGGCGGTAACCAATGGATTTATAACAACTCATCTTACATTAAATATCACGAGGAACAAACTTCTGCAGTAAGTTCTGTAGTCGGAAAACGTGTTGTTTCTAAAGTGGACGACCTTCGTTTCTATGACTCTGCTTCTTGGTCTGATAAAGATGTAGCAGGAACGGTAGATGAAGGACTTGGATTTACTATTGATGCTAAGGTATCCGTGAATGGATCTGCACAATATAAAGTACACAATAGCAGAGGGACAACATTCTATATTACAGCAAATGAATCATATGTGTATGTGAAGTAAAAAAAGGGTTTGCTCATAATTGAGTAGACCCTTTTTATTTTATATCAACAAATTCTTCAAATTTTAATCGTGTCTGTAACCCAAATGCATCCGTGTAATGTACCGTATTGCTTTGCTTATTAATATCTATAACAGTAATGTATTCATCATGGATAAATCCATCACGATAGTATGAAATAAATATTTCTTTTGTTTCGTGAAGGGATTGCATTAACGCTCTTTCTATTCGTTCTATAGTATCTTGTGTTAAAAAAGGTTTAGGTACTTTATATTGTTCCTCAAACATTCTATGTATTTCCTCGTATTGCTCCGGCATTGAAGCAAACGGGTTCCATTTGACCATTTTATCAAGATATTTTTTAAATAAATTTTTAATATTAACGATTCTATCATTATATATATGTCTTCATCGATATCTTAATTTGGTAGTTACTTCTCTCTACATTTATTTATGAGAATTAAGTTCACTTTTTTCATTATATAAAGAACGATTCATTACATTTTTTAGCGTGAGTTCTGTTCAAGTTTCTTTTTACATAAAAATGTGAGGTGAAGTGATATTCTGATTATTTAAAAAGGAGGCAGACATATGTCTTTAGAGAAGTTTGTAGATGCATTACCTATTCCACCTGTCTTAAAAGCAAAAGATGAAATAAATGATATCCCATACTATGAGGTAACCATGAAGCAAGTGCAACAAAAATTGCATAGAGATTTGCCACCAACTACTGTCTGGGGTTACAACGGTATGTATCCTGGTCCTACATTTGAAGTACGAAGAAACCAACCTATTTTAGTTAAATGGAAAAATAAATTACCCTTCGAACACCTACTGCCTGTGGATCGAACTATTCATGGAGCAGAACCAGATAAACCTTCTGTCAGAACGGTTGTTCATTTACATGAAGGGCGGGTTAGACCCGAAAATGATGGATATCCAGAGGCATGGTTTACGCGAGATTTTGAAAATGTTGGTCCAAAATTTGTGCATAAAGTCTACTATTATCCAAACTGTCAACGTCCTGCAACGTTATGGTATCATGACCACGCCCTTGGAATCACTCGTTTGAACGTTTATGCAGGACTTGCAGGTTTCTATATCCTTAGAGATAGAGCAGAGGAAAAATTGAACCTTCCGAGTGGGAAATTTGAAATTCCAATCGTCATCCAAGATCGATCGTTCTATCCTAATGGTGAACTGTTCTATCCAACCCAGCCAGGCCATGAGCCGCCTCCAGCACCGCAGCCACCTCCACCAATAGATCCAACATTACCAAATCCATCAGTTGTACCTGAATTTTTCGGAAACACCATCTTAGTCAATGGAAAAGCATGGCCTTATCTTGAGGTCGAACCACGGAAATACCGATTCCGCATCCTTAATGGTTCCAATGCTCGTTTTTATCGTATACGGTTGAGTTCTGGCCAAAATTTTGTCCAAATTGGCACAGAAGGAGGGCTTTTAGAAACACCAATCACCGTATCCCAAATCATACTTGCACCAGCTGAACGTGTCGATGTTATTATTGATTTTTCGAACCATAAAGGTCAAAGTATCATCTTAACAAATGACGCACCAGCCCCATTCCCTAACGGCGAACCACCTGATCCAAACCTTACGCAGATTATGGAATTTCGTGTCAAACGAAAATTGCATAAACCTGACAATAGTAAAATTCCAAAAGAATTGAGTTGCTTGGAACATCTTGATCCTAAAGATACTGTAATCGTACGAAAAAACCTCTTAGTTGAAACTACCGATGAATTCGGGCGTTTAAAACTTTTATTAAATAACCTAGATTGGGATCAAATGCCCCTTACAGAAACCCCATATAATGGGACGATAGAGATTTGGGAGCTTTACAATACTACACCGGACACTCACCCTATTCATTTGCACCTTGTTACTTTTCAAATTTTGAATCGTGCTACGTTTACCGGGGATCCAAATGGTCCTGACCTTATAGTTGGGCCACCACAACCACCTGATCCAAGCGAGATGGGCTGGAAAGATACTGTTCGTGCCAATCCTGGGGAGGTTACTCGTATCATTGCACGTTTTGGTCCTTTTACAGGAATCTACCCGTGGCACTGCCACATCCTTGAACACGAGGACCATGATATGATGAGACCATATGAAGTTCTTAATAATCAGAATTTTAACCCGTGTGAACCGATCCTTGGAGAATGCCCAGATGATTCGTTTTCTCAGTGTTTCGACTGTGATAATGATGACGATGATTGATCACAACACATCGCTATCAAGCTAAGATAAATTTGTATCTATAGAACGAAGAAAACGCTATTCTTTTTGTAGAAATATACAGAAAGGATAGTGCTTTTCTCAAAAGGCATTTTATAACTTTATAAGTAAAAAGATATTTGATTTACAAACTGTCATAAACTTTACCTAAATCTTTCTTGATTTGTGTCTTTAATTTTTGATTTTCACTCTCTAATAAATATACCTTTTCAAGTATTTATGGATCATGGAGAACATATTTAAAACCCAAGGAAGAGGGCGCTTATAGTGTCCTCTTTTTAATATCTATTATTTATAGAATGAGGTTGCAGGTACGTCTTTCGGTTATTGTTTGATAAACGTAAGATGTTTCTAAAAATGTGTATACAAAGGTGTGATTTTGTACTGTATATGTTCACATATTTGCTCACATTTTGTTCACGTACTATATAAAAAAGTATGAAAATCTATAAAAATAATTATTTCAATAAAATTTGTTCTAGATATTAAAAAGTGCCAAAACCCTTGTGGTATAAGGGTTTTGGCACTTTTGTATTTTTTATATTTTATCAAATAAACAACCCTAAAACTGCTCATTCTTCTCCCAAGATTCTACGATATAATGAGCAATTGTGGGGTTATATCCTTTTCCAACTAAAAACATAATCGCAGCGACTTCTGTTAAAGCGTGTTTATGTGAAGTATGTTTCGCTTCATTTAAACCATAATCTACCCAAGGTTTTACGAAATCTAATACAGGTTTCTTTAAAGGTAAAAATTGTGTACCGACAACTTGTTGAATTTGTTGTTGAGTCGGTTCTGTAATAGGCCCAGGTGGTAAAATTTGTGGTTGTGTAATATCTAAAGTCGGACCTGGTGGTAAAATTTGTGGTTGCGTTGGATCAATTGTTGGTGGTTTAGGTGGTGAGACACGTGCGTCGTAGTTGGGTTGATACATTTGTTGTTGGTATTGTGGTTGTTGTGGCTGAGTTACATACGGATTTTGTTGTTCTTGAGTTTGCGGTGCTGCATATGGATTTTGAGGATATTCATAATTTGGACGTGTGTCATATGGATTTTGTTGTTCTTGAGTTTGCGGTGCTGCATATGGATTTTGAGGATATTCATAATTTGGACGTGTGTCGTATGGATTTTGTTGTTCTTGAGCTTGCGGTGTAGCGTATGGATTTTGTTCGTATTGTTGTTCTGGCTGTTGTAATTCTTGTTCCTCATATTGTTCTGTATATCTTTGTTCCGGTTGCTGAGGGTAAAATGGTTGTTGTGGATAAGGTGGTTGATTATTATAGAACAT